TTTCTTTTACGCCAGAGCCATCGCCATAGCCAGAGCCAGAGCCAGAGCCAGAGCCATAGCCAGAGCCAGAGCCAGAGCCAGAGCCAGAGCCATCGCCATAGCCATCGCCATAGCCAGAGCCAGAGCCAGAGCCATAGCCATAGCCATCGCCATCGCCATCGCCATAGCCAGAGCCAGAGCCATCGCCAGAGCCAGAGCCATAGCTAAGGCTTAAAAAAGCCTTGATGCGGTCTTCTAACGTTTCCATTCTCTTACCTCCTCTATAGACTTAATAGCCTTGTCTGTACAAGGGATAATCTCGATTGTGTCGAGTATTGTGATACTACCAACCGTGACAGTAAACTTGCAGTTCCCAGGGTTTGACGTACCATCCTTGGCAAGCTGTGATAATGAAGCCGCACCATCCCAATACCATAGGCGACGAACGTTGTGCAACGTCACTTCTCTGCCATTCTGTGCTACAAGTGTTCCGAACTCTACTCCGCTGCGGTCGCCACGGATAATTACTTTCTTTCCGATGTTTGTTTCCATTGTTTCTTTGTTTTTAAAAAATTGTTAGATTTGGTTTATATCTTTAGATTAGCATCCAAGCCCAACGCCCAAAGTATGCGCTGAAGTTCGTGGACGTACTTTATCCTGTGTATGGTTTCACCTTTAAAAGTAACATACACCCATTCGCTATTAGGAGTGCAGATAACTTCGATGTAGTGAGCTTCGTGACCATAAATGTATGTCACCAGTTTATCTCGCTCCCACCCGTTCTTTTCAAGGATTTCGGGAGTAAGGGGGATAGGCTCAATGTTGCAACACCATACTCCCCAATACCAACCATCATCTTCAATGGTATTCAGAGTAATGGCACCTTTCTTTTCTTTGTACTCCCTTAGTGAGTCTATATCAGTCACCTTGCCAATAAGTCCATTTTTGATAGAGTCGTTTTTGTTGACACGAACAAGGTCTCCTATTCTCAGGTCTTCTGCTTTAATCATTTGTCACCTCCTTTCGGCAATATGTTATTGATGTAGCACCACTTGGTGATTTTGTTACACTCAACGAATTTCTTCCATTCTAAATCGTCGAATACACCATCAATACCAACGTCCATACCACCTTGCTCGTCGTGCCACAGGTAAAGAATAGCAGCCGAACCTTGTGGTTTCTCGCTTGCGTCATACCAAATAGCTTGCTTGAACCATTCCACTCCAGCACGGAAAGCATCACGTCTCATAGATGTTTCTATACCCTCGTCAATCTCTTTAGCATAGCCGATGTATGCGTTTACAGCTTCTGTGATTTTCTTTTCGTCTATCATGTTATTCAATTTTCGTTATGTTGAGTTCTACTTGAACGTTGTTCGATATATCTCTGTTCATCGCGCACTCTATCATGCTGTAGAGATACCTTCCGAGGTTGAGATAAAGATTATCCTTACCCTTGCCGTCGGGCTCGTGACTGTTCTCTATCACCTCTACATATTCGTCCGATTTCAGCATGATGCCGTTGTCGGCTTGATGAATTGTGAATACGTCTTTCATTGCTGTGCTTCCTTTTCTATTTCCTTAAGCTTTTGTTCGTAAGTTTGGATTATTACTTCCTGCTTGCTAATAAGCTTAACAGCATCGTTAAAATGCTCCATAAGACGGTCGTAAGCACTCAGTCTGCCAACTTTAAAGAAAGTATAGAAGAGTGCTATGGTGATAGAGAGGCTGGCGATGATTTTCAATATTTCTATTATCATAACTTAGAATTTTTCTCTGATTTTCTGATATTGTGTAATAAATGTCTTTTCCGTGACCCATTCGCTGTACCGGGTGCGGTAGTAGGTCTTGGGCTTGCCTGATGCCAATTTTTCGTTGGTACGTTTAACTGCTTGGCTATACGTTTTCGTATATACATCAACGGAAAATCGTCGTCTGATGTTTCCCACGTCCCACAGTACAAGCTGATGTCAGTGTCAGTATGAACAGTCGCAACGAAGTAGTAATATTTATTCATTGTTATACGTCTTCTTATATTGTTCTTCTAATATGTTGATTTTGTTTTGCAGGTGCTTTACCACCTCCTTGTAGTATGCAATCCTATATAGCTGTGCATATTCGGAAGCATGGTCGGTAACGCTCCACACGTCCCTTGCAGCCACGTTACGGATGTGCCGTTGGTCTTTCTTTGTCAGCTCCATGGGTAAGACGTTCTTGTAGTCCACATATAAACTCGTACATCAACTCGCTCCATTCATCGGCAGGCTTGCCGTAGAGAGAATCGGCATAGTCACGAATATCGATGCATGCACCTTGCATACCAAAATCGAAAAGTTTTTCACCTTTCTTTCTACTTTCAGCAACTGTCACTCCACCCAGAAGGTGTATGAGCCATGTCTTGATTTTCTTCTTCATAGTTACAAATAGTGTTAAGAATTTACTTGAATGTTGGTAATAGGAGTATCTTCCTTGAAGTACTCCCATGAGGTGTATTCTTCTTTCATAGTTCTGTTATTTTTACCGTTTTTATATGTTCGCTGATTAATTGCGCAGGATATGCACTTTGACTAACTTGTGTACAGCCCGAGGCTGCGACTTGTGGAAGTCTTCAATGAAGCGACGTTCGAGGTCGTCGTGATAGATTGGTCGGTCTGACTTGGGAATGAGAATTTCAGCACGAACACGCTGACCGTTGTCGAATGTGAGGATAGCTGTGCGCTGCTCACGAAGCATAAATGGATTGTGATTCATTTTGCACTCCTTTCTGCTTCGACAGCACATGAGAGCTGTTCTACTTTCTGTTGCAGTTCCAGCTGCGCCTTGTTCGCCTTGTCACGTTCCGCTCTCGCTTCCGCAATGCACACGTAGCTCACTGACGTTGCCGCTATCAGCACAGCTCCTACACACACCCATGGCAGCCGATGCACAAACTCGTTCACTTCACGACACACACCCTTTACGAATGCCCATCCGTACCTTACTGCGTAGATGCCAGCCTCCTTGGTCGTGGCATTATCTACAAAGTCAATTGTTGTTGTCTTCATTGTTCTATTCTTTACGTTAAACTCAATCTTAGATTTTTAAAATTAAATATATACCATATCATATGGTGACGTATTTGTTGGCGAAATTTTTATATATATGATTACGATAACTATACGTGTAGTTAATAAGCATGTCTTCTGTGTATTTGCTACAGATTGCGATACGCTTACAGATATTGCGTATCTTCTTTATGATTTTGTATTTTACCGCAAATTTTACAATCTGTATTGATTTGCAAACAGACATTCCAATTTTCGCCGCCATATATTTATACGAAATACCGTTGTCTACGAATTTATTGCCATAACCAAAACGATTACAAGTCTTGACAGCTTCCGTGTATTCTTTTTTCGAGCACGGTTCATGTCTTTGCTGAATCATTTGTTTTGCAAAATTCTTTCGACGTTGTATTTCGACAAGCAACATAGCGGTCAATGTATTCTCTATGTTTTTTATTTCTTGTGCATAAGCATTCTTTTTTAAGTTAGTATTAGGTTGAAATGTAAACTCAGGTATAACAATGTTGCGATGTGCTGTATGACTATGCAGTGATTTAAAAACAAGATGCTTGTTGTCAAGACCTGTTTCTTCAATCAATTCCATATTTTTAAGGATAAACAGTCTATCTCTGATAGCATTTACGCTTACACCTGTAATATCATGTAATTTGTTGATACTCCAATTTTTAACAATAGAATTGCGAGTGTGGGCTTTTACAAACAAAGAGAATGCTATCGCTTTTCTCAATTGAGAATTGCGATACATCTGATTTATTATAATTCTCTTTATCTTCATGTCTGTAAAAAGCAAAAGCGACAAGGTTGTGTACTTACCTTATCGCTTCGTATTTAATGCGTCGGTGAAGACGCGGCTTAAATCCATTTATACACTTCACGATGTACACAAGTCGTTTAGTGGTGACTAATAACTTTCTATTTTTCACACCACAAAATTAATAAATTATTCTGTAATACTAATAGGTTTGATTAATATTTTATAATTTATTAATAGTAAAGTTTAGTTTTCTATTAGTTTTTGCTATATTTGCAGCGTTAAACCATAAAAATTATGCTTATGACATATTCACAGACAGAACAGTATATGTGGGCAGACCGTATTCTTAATGCTGTATGCTCCGTTGGCGGTGTTACATTCATTCAGCTTGTTTCAGAAACAAAGACTGTAAAGACGAATGTATTACGGGGGTTGTACTGCGTCCTGACGAGAGACTATAGTGTACACCCAGAACGGGCAGCTTTGCTTATCTCGCGCACCCGACAGAACGTTATCAATCAGACAAGACGCTATTGGCAGTATTTACAGGCCAAAGACAAAGTAATCGTAAACCTGTACAACGAAATCAAAGAACTCCTTAAACAATACGACAATGAGAAAAGACTATGATGTTACAATTCCAGATATGCTGTTCCCAAGCGACAACGAACTGGAAATACCTACACTCGACATTAATATGCAAGCTGAGAACTGCCAAATCCCATTTCTTTGCTTTGGCGAACAGAAGCGTATATATAATATGAATGGTGCCGGAACGCTACATTTCTACACCGACGACTACCGTTTCACGTCAGTATACGAACACCCCGAAAAAATATACAAGCAACACCATCCTGCCAATATCGTAGAGCCCAACTTCTCATTGTTCAATGAGACACCAATATCATTCGGAATGCAAGCCCTCTACAAAAAACGATGGATTGCACGTGCTATGCAGACACGTGGCATTGGCATATTCGTAGACCTTAATGTAGCGCAGAAGTGGTATCAGCTGAACATGCTTGGTGTTCCTCGTGGTTGGCGTGCTTTCGCAACACGAGGTTATTCTGACCGATTGAATAATCTTGCCTTTGAATTGTCAATCGCCAGAGACTGGGCATTAGGCAAAACTCCTCTGTTTGTAATATATGGTGGCGGCAACGAATGTCGGCGGTTCGCCCAGGAGAATGGTTGTATATACATCAACCCAGTCGTTACAACAAAGAAAAAAATCGAAGCTGTAAAAAAAATACAGGAAGGCGTCGCTTTCTTCAATGAAGAATTTTCAGTTAAAAAAGAACTTGAAAAGCTCACACCGTTCACGCATCAGATAGAGGATTTCTCATCAAACAGTAAACAAAACATAGAAAACAAAGATAGTTTATTCAACGACAAATGATTCTTAAATTATTATCAATTAATGAAGTACCTTTGTCTTGTTCATAAGCAAAGGTTTTTAGTAGAAGGCTGGCCCGCGAGGGTCGGTCTTTTATTTTATATATAACGTACATGTGCTGTAAACTATTAATTTATATTAAATACTAATTGTTTATTAGTTTTCTCTTTACTGTTTAAAGATAAGTTATTTACTTTGCGGTGTAAAATTAATAACGACTAATAGGAGATACAACAATGATACAGCTTACAAAAAGCGAACTTAACAAGCTCAACACACGCAAAGCGAAGGTTGAAAAGCTTAAAAACGACCTTAGAGAGTATTTTGATGCATCAGGCGATATGTCATTACCCGACATTGAATGTACCTGTATAGGTTACAGCGCAATGGGAATGGTTGAAGCTAACGACATCAAAGATAAAGAAGGTAACGTTATAGGTTTTCAAGCTACAGTAGATGATTTAGATTACAAAGTTGAATACGTAGAAGAAGATGGTGATATATACCTTATAGGTTGGGAAGAACTTGAAGACGACCTTAAATATCAGCGTCGCAGACTCAACAAAGCTTGGAGAATATTTAAAGCCGAAAATCCTGACGCAGAACTTGAACGCGACGACGAGGAGGATTAATTGTTTATACGGGGGTAGATAATATTTACCCCCCCCGATTACATAAATCATTAACTTTGCAAATAAAAAAAACAAAATATTATGGCAAAAGGTGGAGGTTCAACAAGAACGGTAAACAGCTCTAACGCAAGCGCGAGCAGAATAATTACCGAAAAAGTTGTTCTTGCGAATAACAAGAACAGCATAAATATAAAAAGTATAAAAGGAGAGTCCCCAATAAAAAACATAAACGACAATATAGTTATTAATGGCACTGTAGTGTATGGTGCCGCCAAAACAGAAAGATTGAGAGAAGATACACCGAGAGACCTCTTTATGGATGGTATTCAAACAAGACTGATGCGCCAGAATTCTCAATTTATAAAACAGGTTGACAGAATGAGGTTCACAAACGAAGGAGGCGGAGTTTATACAATTAACACAAAAGTCGGTGGAGGACAAATCGAAGCCGAAACGGATTCTTTTGGAGATACGACCTATAATACACACGTATGGAATGCCACATACAACAGTTGGAAAGATACAAAATGGGGCAGTCTGAATGCGGCAAAAGCACACATAAAAAAGAAATTAAAAGGCTTTTAAAACTTAACTATGCTAAAAAGATAAAATATCTCAAGAAATGTTTTGTGCATCACAGAAGATTTTATAATTTTGTGGTGCTCAAAGATGATAGTAGTCTATCCCGGAGGGGCAACGGTTATTGCTCATTCGTCCGAATGGGCATATTTTATGCCCATCAAGACCGTATTATACACGGTCGCCTATACGTAAGATAAAAACGAAGCCCTATGGGTGGACTGTCATCTTTGAGCAGCGTATATGGCGACCGCTTTTTGTTTGCCTATAATCATCTTATAAATGCTCAAAGATGAACGATGTAAAAATTTTCAATTCTCCAATGTTTGGAGAACTCCGTACAGCGTTAAGCAAAAACGGAGAACCTTTATTTTGCCTTTCTGATGTATGCAAGGCTTTAGGATTATCCAACCCAAGTATAACGAAAGAACGCTTAATTAGAGACCTAAGTATTATTAAGGTCTCAAAAGAGGTTGTTGCACACGGCAAAAAACAGGCATCTTTAAAGATGAAGAAATGTATTTTATTTCAGAACCTGGCTTCTATCGTTGTATTTTTCGCTCTAACAAAAAGAATGCTATTGCTTTTCAAGATTGGGTATTCAACGAAGTTCTGCCCTCGCTTCGCACAACAGGCGCATACGTTGTGACTAAAGAAGAAGACAGCGAGGAAGACATAATTGCCCGTGGCTTGATAGCAGCCAAGACAGCACTCGCACGACGTGAGCAGCGTATCAAAGAACTTGAATGCGAAAACAGCCAAAGCAAACAAGTTATCGAAGTACAAAGCGAGCGTATCGCCAAGGATGCACCAAAGGTAGAATACTACGAGCAGACGCTTGCTGCCGAGAACATGCTCACCACACGGCAAATCGCAAACGAGCTTGGCATAACACCTAATGAGTTACACAACAAATTGCAGCAACTCAAAATCATTTTCCGTCAATCCAACCAATGGCTGATGAACAAGCCTTACAGCACATGGAATTTGCACGGCACACGAACCTACACCTATTACGACAGACACAAAGACGTAACTTATGCCAAGCCATATCTGGTTTGGAGTCAACGAGGCAGACGTTTTATTCTCGCACTTTACAAAAACAATTTTAATGTAAAGCTCGCTATTTCTAACATCAACGGTAAAACCGTTAAATAAAATCCACACACATCAACCCTTTAAAAACACATAACAATGGAAAAGAACTCTATAAACAACAATAAGGAGAATACATCAATCAGTGACACAACCAACAACATGCTTGCCCTGTTACGGGATTTCATACAACTACAAAACAGATTAATCGTCGTTTATGACGGCGAAGTTGGCGGCAAGAACGTAATCGAAGCTTCATCCGAACTCTACCGCCTTATGCAAGACGCAATAACGGCGAACATCTGTGAAACGCTCACAGAAACACAGGTGGCACAGTTGTAATCTGACATACATATTTTAAAGGGTGCGCACGGCAAAAACGTAGCGTGCCCTTTTTGTTTACACGGAAACTGATAAATCCTTATAAACCTTGATAAAACAGCTTAACTTTGCTTTAAATCATTATAAAACACGTTTAATATGGCAAAAAAGCAGAATAACACGCTCAGCGAATTGGGCGTTAAAGAACGAATAAGCCTAAGCTGTCTGGAGCTTAATGAAGGGCAGATTGTGGGCATCCCAAAGAATCCTCGTTATCTCAAAGGAGAGGAACATGACAAGCTAAAAAAGTCACTCAAGGACTCGCCGGAGCTGCTGCAATACAAGCCGCTTATGGTATACGCTGCCGAGGGTGGCAAGTTTGTCGTTATCTGTGGCAACATGCGCTTGCGTATTTGTCAGGAACTGCACAACGAAGGCGTAAAAAGTTTTGACGCGCTGCCTTGTTTCGTACTCAACAAGGACGTGCCCATTGCCAAAATAAAAGAGTATGCCATCAAGGACAACGTACAGGCTGGTAACTGGGACTGGGACGAGCTTGCCAACGGAGATTGGGAAGTAGAGGATTTGCAGGAATGGGGAGTCGATTGCTCGTTCTTGACCGACACGGAGCCAGTCGAAGAAATGCCAGAGCGAAAAGAAACGGAAGACGACGCATACGATGAGGGCGAGCATGAGATTGAAGCGAAATGTAAGCTCGGGGATATTTGGCAGCTCGGCAGACATAGACTAATGTGTGGTGACTCTACTGACGCATCGCAAGTTGCTAAACTACTCGGGGGAACAAACATCCAACTCTATTTGACAGACCCACCGTATAATGTGGCTTACGGTTATGAAGGCGCAGTAACAGAAAAACATCGCAAGGATGGACTGGTCGTCTTAAATGACAAAATGGACAACGATAAATTCGAGGAGTTCTTGACAAACGCATTCAACGCTGCCAATGCTAATATGGAGAAAGGCGCTTCGTTCTATCTATTCCACAGCGACGGCTACTCCTATTGGTTTAGAAAAGCCCTTATCAACACGGTAGACCTGGAGATGCGAGAGAATTTGATATGGGTAAAGAACTCCATGACGCTCGGAAGACAAGACTATCAATGGCGACATGAACCTTGTCTGTATGGTTGGAAAAAGGGGGCGAGCCATAATTGGTTCAGTGATAGAAAACAAACGACCGTTATGGAGTTTGACCGACCGACAAAGAGTGTCGAACATCCGACCATGAAGCCTATTCCACTTTTCGCATATCTTATTCAAAACTCATCGCAGGAAGGCTGGAATGTCTACGACAGCTTCGGTGGTAGCGGCACGACTATAATGGCGTGCGAACAACTCAACAGAAACGGTTTTTCAATGGAGCTTGACCCTCATTATTGTGATGTGATAATCAACCGTTGGGAAACCTACACAGGCAAAAAGGCTGAAAAAATCAAAGTTTAACTACATAAAATAAATTAGAAATGATAGAAAAAGTAAACCCACAACACCCCGACAAGGTAGCAGACCGCATTGCAGGTGCTATCGTTGACCTTGCTTACACCAAGCAGGACAGTCCGAAAATAGCCGTTGAAGTCCTTATCGGACATGGCGTAGCTAACGTTATTATTGAAAGTAGCGTAGCTTTCTCTAAAGAAGAAGTATATACAATCGTGGAGCGCATCACCAATTGTGACAATTTGCGACTGAACCTTGTAGTCAAGCCACAGGACGCGCACCTTGCAAAGAACCAAGAGGGCTTTATCCGTTGCGGTGACAACGGAATCTTCAAGGGTATGCCCCTCTCGGTCGAAGAGAAGTCTCTTTCTAAGTTAGCCCACGATATATACGCAAATTTTCCAACAGACGGTAAATACATCCTTGCCGGAGAAAAGTTGGTTATATGTCAGAGTAACGCAAAGACATCAGGACTGAAAAAGCTCTACCCTACTGCCACTATCAACCCACTGGGCGACTGGACTGGAGGCACTGATGTAGATAGCGGAGCAACGAACCGCAAACTCGGCTCTGATATGGCTCAGTCGGTGACAGGCGGTGGACTGCACGGGAAAGACCTTTCTAAAGCCGATGTCTCGGTTAATATCTACGCTTTCCTGAAGGCACAAAAAGAGCATAAGCCTGTAGAACTGTTCTGCGCTATCGGTGACGAAACTGTTGACGGCAAGCCGTACTCCGAGATTGTTAAGATAGCAAAAGACTACATCAACAAGGTAGGCGGATTCGAGAAGTTTGCCGAGTGGGGGCTATTCTAAAAAATATTAGCAATGGCAAAGAATAGTGGTGGTACGAGAAATTACAGAAATAATCCCAAAGCCTTATCAACGAGAAGAAAAGAATTTGATGGTCTTATGCAGTCTGAATTTTATGACGTTTCACGCTCCTACTTCGACCCATCAGGTGGATTTGTTGCGACAAACAATGAACACAATAAAGTAAAAGACACAAATAAAGACAAAGAAAATGAAGCCACATTATATCTCGCCAATAAAGGCTACAAAGTATATCTTGACAGTGAACGTGCTACAATAGAGTTTGAATCCCATAATGATGGACGTATTTACAACATCCCCATGGATATAAAGACCATCAACGAAGCAGGCAAATACACTATCAAAAGGCAGCTGGAAAAGGCAAGCACTCAGAATGTGAAAGCGGTTGTTTTGTATCAGAACAATCCTTTGGCTGATAAGGACTATGTGAAAAATCAAATCTATGGGGAAAATGGATTTATACAGAAATCGCCCAAAAATGCCTTAGAGAAAATTGATTGGATTATAGTTGTAGGTTCAAATGGGCATGTACATAGACATGATATAAGAAAAGAAAAAGCATCAAGATTAAATGGTTAGCGGAGGATATGCCTCCCTAACTCGGATTCATCCGCATTGTCATGCCGAAATGGAGCTCCCGCATATCAGGTTACCCCAACAGATAAATCATTGCAAATATAATAATAATAAACCAAACAGCAAAACAAAAAACATGAATAAAGACAAATAATTATGAGTAAACCTTTACCCATCAGAACAACCATTGAGCGTGCGCTCAACATAAACATTTCATCATCGCTGCCTGCAAAGGATAAGGTGGCAGTGATGGAGTGTTTGCTAACGTTGAGCGCAAGTGAAATAAGGCGCATAAACGAGAGCGACAAAGCGACCGCTTTTGTCAGCCTATGCGCTAATATACTCCGTCGTGGTGAACTGATGGAGTATATGCAAATTCTTGAAATGTGCCGTAAATCGGCTTTAAACAGCGATAAACTTATTTAAAAGGCCTTTAAACGCACTATGAAAGCAATATATAAGGAATAAGGAGAAAAATATGCCACTATCAAAAAATGAAAGTAAACGTCAAAAACAACTCGCCAATCTTGAAAAAGGCAAGTTTAAAAAAGGCGAAATCACCAATTCCAAAGGGCGACCGCCTAAGCCTAAGACGATGACGGCGTTTATCGCCGAGATGAAGGAAAAAGGCTACGAAGTGCCGACAGCACAGACCATAGCCGAGTCTTTTCTCTATATAGCGACATTGCCCGAGGACGAGCTTAAGGCTGTCCTTGCCGACAAGACACGTCCTATGATGCAGCGAATTGTTGCCAAGGGTATACTTGACAAGAAGGGCATGGATATACTTGAACGTGTCGTAGACAGAGCTTATGGCAAGATACAGCACATCGACCTTACGAGCAAAGGAGAACAGCTTAGACAAGAACCTTTGCAAGTGCACGTTGTTACAAATACAGATGAATACAATAAAGTTCTTGCGGAGATTCAGAAAGAGAAAGAACGCAAGGATGCGCAACCTGAAAAAGAATAAAAAAACAGATGCCACACGTATTTTTAGCAAAGAACTACATGAGAGTAGATGCCGCCAAGAAAGCGGGATTTACTACCGTATCATTACAAGGAAGCTCGCGTTCGGCCAAAACATGGTCGGTTGTGCAGTTTCTTTGTATCTATTGCTTTAATAACGCCGGAACAACAGTTTCCATAATACGTGCTGGTATGCCCTCAATCAAACGCACTGTATACCGCGATTTTAAGAACGTAATGCTTTCTTTAGGTTGGTGGAATGACAAGTCAATGAACAAATCAGAATATGTCTACACATTTCCTAATGGTTCTTGGATTGAGTTCTTCTCCACTGACAACGAGCAAAAGGTGCGTGGTTCTAAGCGTAAGATATTGTTTGTAAATGAGGCAAATGAGCTGTCTTTCATAGAATGGCAGCAGCTACAGATGCGTACTACAGAGTTCTCCATACTCGACTATAACCCTTCATTCTCAGAAGAACACTGGATAAACCAAGTAAACGAGGAGAAAAATACTTACTGGTTCATATCCACATATAAAGACAACCCATTCCTTGAGCAAAAGGTTATTGATGAAATTGAAAGCTTGAAGTGGAAAAACCCGAGTTTGTGGCGCATATACGGACTCGGACAGCGTGCTATTGTTGAGGGTCTTGTATTTGAGAATGTGGTTGTAGATGATTACATACCAGTTGAAGCACATAGACATCATTGGATTGGCATGGACTTTGGTTACACCAACGACCCAACAGCCATTGTTGAAGTGTATCTTTGGGGTAACGACCTATATGTTGATGAACGTTGTTATCGAACGAAAATGATGACTGACGATATAATCAGAGAGCTTAAAGCTATAAAAGGCGACTTAGAAATAATATCAGAGAGCGCAGACCCACGTCTTGTTGATGAAATATACAATGCTGGTCTGAATATCAAACCAGTTACAAAGTTTCAAGGCTCAATAAACGCAGGCATTATGAAGATGCAACAATTCAGGATACATGTTACGAGCCGTTCTGTGAATATTCGCAAGGAGTTCAACAACTATACTTGGCAACAGGACAAAGAAGGAAAGTGGCGCAATGTACCAATTGACATGTGGAATCATGGATTAGATGGAATCCGTTATGTTGTACTTGACAAAGTACTTGGTGCTTACGGCAGCGGCATGAGTGCGAGCGAAATATTGGGAATAATATAAAAGCATAAGTATCGTTTTTTTTTGTTTACACAGGATAACTAATTATAGTTATAAGATAGTATATTATGATATAACTTTGCTAACAAAGTTAGCAAAATATGAAGAAGATTACAGAAATACTCGCAAACGATGCCAATACAGTACATATGTTACTAACGGCACGAAAGCTGCCACAGCACAACAGCTTTGAAGAACTTATGCGCCAATGGGATGCCTACAAGCACGATATCTTTGACGAGGGAAAACGTCCGAAAAAGAAGGTGAAAGTTCCGACAGAGCAGAAAGACCCTTTATCAGGGCAGGTCATTTACAAGACAAAACTTGTTGACCGCGTCAGAATAGCGTTACCGACACAGAGAGTGATAGTCGACAGGTTAGTGGGCTTTTTGCTCACAAACCATGTAACTTACAAGGCGAATTCTCATGGCGTAGACATTAAGACACTCAACAACAAGCAGCAGCTACTGTTCGATGCGATTACACACTGCTATCACGACAACAAAATGAAGTATTTTGACAAGCAGCTTGTTCGCACAGTGTCTTCTCAATGTGAAGCAGCAGAGCTATGGTACATGACCACAGACGAAAATGGACGGCTTGGCGGTGAAATTCGAGTACAGCTTCTTTCTCCTGCAAATGGAGATAATTTATATCCGCATTTTAATGATTGGCATCGGATGGATGGTTTCGGACGTGAATACTACACGTTTGACGAGCTTGGAACACAAGAGCTGCATTTTGATGTCTACACAGATAGATTCGTGTATAAGTACATCAATAATGGCTCGGGATGGACACTCACCGAAGCAAAGGCACATGGCTTCACGAAGATACCAGTAGTTTATTACTACCAATACAAATCGGAATGGGCAGATGTTCAGTGGGCGTGCGACCGTGTAGAAGAATGTATATCGAACTGGGGCGACACGAACGATTATTTTGGCACGCCAAAGTACTTTATTCAAGGTCGTCTGGAAGGTTTTGCCGAAAAAGGCGAGCAAGGTTCGGTATTCCAAGGTGGAAAAGAAACGGAAATGAGAGTGCTGTCATGGGACCACTCTCCAGAGAGTGTGAAAGGCGAGATTGCTTACCTGTTTAATATCATATTCTCGTTCACGCAAACTCCCGACATTTCATTTGAAAACATGAAGACATTAGGCAACAACACAAGCGGTGCTGCCATACGTCTTATGTTTACCGACCCATTTATGAAAGTCGGCAACAAAACTGAAATGTACGGAGAAATGTTCACACGCAGAAGCAACATCGTTGCTAACGGTATTTGCAATGCAGGCATATACGTTAAGGGTATTGATGCAAGCGTAGCGGAGGACATTGATTTTGAGCCCCTGTTTGAACCTTACATACCCAAGAATGATGTTGAACTGCTACAACTTATCACACAGAGCAATGGAGGTAAGCCTTCTACTTCACAACGTCGTTCTATTGAGCTTAATCCGCTCAACGATGATGCCGACAGCGTGGAGAAAGAAATGAAAGAAGAGCAGGAAAGTGAAATGATGCAACAGGCGGCGTTTATGGGTGTTGGTGAGTCGGCGAACGCATCGCAGTCTGTGACGAATGAAGAATAAGTATGGCAGAAAAACTTACAGCTAAAAAGCGAAAGGAAGATTTAAACAGGCTATTCGCCGAATACAACCGCCGACTTGGCATGTTGTACGGAAGTTATGTCAGGAAGCTGCTCGCTCTTGGCTATAGCGAAGACGTGCTCGAAAATGACGCTCTTTTCAATTTTGACAATTTTCCTTTGCTTAAAGCTCGACTTGAAGACATATTTAACGACTATTTCCAAAATAGCATGTTATGCTACAAAAGCGGCATAACAAGCGGCGTTTCTCTTGCGTATGCGCACGACAATGATACAATAGGGCAATTCTCTGTGCTAACAGACAAAGCATTAGAAACCGCAAGAAAAACGGCTGCTGCGACGTTCATAGCCAATAGACTCAATTCTAAGATAGGCTTGAACCTCGCGCGGTCCGTATGGAACTACTGTCAGCAAACAAAAGCAGAGTTCGAGATGGCGATGTCTAACGTGATAGCCGACGGACTGGGAAAGGGTGAATCCGCAGAGGAAGTGGGTAGAAGAATACGACAATATTTGAATAACCCGGATATGATGTATCGTCGTTACCACACAGTAAAAGTGTTAAAGAACGGACAGAAGAAAGATATTGTCACTTGGCGCAGGAAGCGCATTATTGACGGACGTGTACGCTTTGTAGAAGAACCGCTCGAACATGTAGGGCTGGGCGTATATCGCTCCGCAAGAAAGAATGCTTTACGTGTGGCTCGTACCGAAATCAATGCAGCATACCACACAGCAAGGAACGAGCGTTGGGCAAACGAGCCTTTCGTCATAGGGCAGCATATACACGTATCTCCACAGCACGACCCAGACGAAGATGCTGACATTTGCGACGAGCTTGAAGGGTACTATCCTAAAGGCTTTGTGTGGAATGGCTGGCACCCTCAATGTTATGCCGAAGGTACTCAGGTTCTGACTACAAAAGGATGGAAAGAATTTAAAGATGTTACGACTCAGGATGTTGTATATTCTTTAAATCCACAGACACGTGAAATAGAAGAAACAAATATTGTAGGAGTACAAAAATACCCTTACAATGGAGAACTTATACACTTTTTTAACCGTTCATTGGAATGTCTTGTTACTCCAGAACATCAAATGGTGTATATCAGCAAAAGCGGTGCTCACGAAATAAAAAAATGCAACGCTACGGAATACAAGCCAAGTATGGGGGCTTTCTATCGTTCCGCTGTCAATACCGCCAAAGACCGCACGAACATTATGTTTGGCGACAAAAATATACCTTTTGATGTGTATTGTGAATTTATGGGGTATTACCTTGCAGACGGTAGTATGCAACATGACTACGGTATTGTTTTGTCGCAAGAAAAAGGACAGCCTGCTTGGAAACGTATGCAAACTTGTATCAAGAAGATGGGTTTTACGCCACACGTTTATAAAAGCACCATTGTTTTATATCACCGTGCTTTTGGTCAAGAGCTTTTAAAATACGGAACTGCACATTATAAATATATACCACAAGAAATTTTAAATGCATCAAAGAGACAAATCCAAATATTTCTTGATGCTTTTATTGTGTGCGACGGACATATCAAGAAGCCACGTCCTTTTATGGGCAACAGAGGTCATGTATGTACTCCAAATCATGGAGAAAGAATGTATTTTACATCTTCTCCTCAAATGGCAGCTGAAATAGGTTTGCTATTGTTAAAAGTAGGACATCGACCGTCATATAGAATAATGTCACCTAAAAATACTGTCAAAAAAGATGGTACAGTTATAAAGCAGCGATATGACTGTTACAGAATAAGTGAATGCGATTCAGCAACCGCCACTGTATTTAACAAGGAGAAAGTTGAATACATCGGCTTTGTGTACGACGTTACACTTGAGAACAATCACATCATGTATATACAGAAAGACGGCAAATGCTTTTGGGGCTCAAACTGCATGTGTACCAGTGACCCTATAATGATAAGTGGCGAAGAACGCAAGCAATTCTACAAACGGCTGTTCAACGGAGAAGATATGTCCAATTACGTATCTCCTAACCGTATTAAAGATATGCCCGACCAATATAAACGGTACATTGAGGATAATGCAAACAAAATCGTGGACGCTTATAAACGGGACAAGTTGGCGTGGCACTTGGCAAACAATAAAAGTTATTGGGTGAAGTTTTTGGATGCAACACAGCGCAAACAAATGGGTGCTGACGCAATGTCACGCCGTGATGCCATACAAGAGATTGCTAAGGCACGACACGCAAAGCGAGACGCAGAATCAATCAAAAGAAGAGCCGAACAACGACAAAGACGACTTGCAACAGAAAGAGCTTACGTTCATTATGGCGAAAGCGTCTTACGCTATATGAATGGCATTAAAGATGTGGACACATCGGCATTAAAGACAGCTCTTGAAGCAAGAGATTATGTAAATATTTATGAAGAAGCCAAAGCATTGAAAGAACAAGGGAAAAAGATTTTATCTCTGTCACGCCTTGAAAATCCTATCCTTGTCGCTCGCAATTACTCAATGTCAGAAGCTATTGCAATTAACAAAGCTATTGAAGCAAGACTGGCAAGAGAAAGCGTTGAATTACTTCCAAGGAAACGCTTTCTGGAATCTGAGATTAAATGGGTTGAAGAACATAAAAAATACGATACATGGAAAGTTGCTCAAGATGCGTATAAGAAAGAATTACGTATAGTAGAGAGAAAGATTGACATTAAAGCCGTTGCCGACAGTGTCAGCGATGCACTCGCATATGCTACTCTATCAAAAAGTAGAAAAATCAAAGAACTGGCATCAGAGATAAATCATATACTGACACGGAGAAATGTTGACTTGGATTTGGCAAAAAGCAAAGCGCAGGAGATTAATAGAAAATATCAGCAACTATTAAAAAACAAATTGAAATCGCCAAAGCTATTAAAAGAAACAGCAGTTAATCACGAAACAATAGAAGACTTGAAAAAACGCCTTGGTACGAAATTTCCAAAGACTCTTGAATATCTTGAAGATGCAATAAGCGAATACGAGAAGAACAGCCGTTATTATGGTGTCACAGCAAAAACGCATAAGAATGAGATAGAATTACTGATGCAAAAAGTGTTCAGTGAGCATGATTTAGGAATGAATATAAAAGATTCCATACTCGAAAAGGTCTTAAATTCAAAATTTATGAACACTTTCGAGACTGGCTCATCCGGAGGTTATTTAGGTTCTACGTCCACAACAGGAAAAATTAGTCCTACACATTCACGTTTAAGTGCCGCCCATAAGATGTTTGGCCTTCCGCGAAAAGACCTTGCAGTTCAGCAATTAGACAGAAAAGAATATGAGAAATACGGAAACCTTCTTGACCACAATATACTGCGCTCAATGCAAAACAACACAGCAAGAAGTTATGGTAACGTGGAAGTCCGTTTTAAGAAAGACAAAGTTGTCGCAACGTGGACGGCAGGAGATTCTTTAGGGGTTAGATATCAGCCGTCTCTCGTTAGCGACCCCAAAGCGTGCTCGTTTGATGATTTTTATAATACACCAACATCAATAGACATACAAACAACAAACCTCGTAGAATTTAAAAAAGAACATATATCTTCGTATCTAGAACTACAATACCACGGGCAGCTTACAATTGATTGTATTGAATCCATAACTTATCCATACGATATTTTAGATGGTTCTCACGATAAAATTTTAAAGATTGCCAAGGAATTTAAAAAGAAAGGCGCATCCATTTATTATATCAAAGGAAACGCCTTATTTGAACTATAAATACACTTGCCTTATGAAGGTTTCAACCTCTGGAACCTTTGTAAGGTACGTGTTCATAACATCCGACAATTCATAAGGATTCCATTTCCCAACATAGGCAGCAACAATAGAAGCAACGTCTTTTTGTGCTGTGTCAACATGAATGTCATTTACGAATTCCTCGCATACTGTTTTTTCAGCCAGCCATAGCTGACCTTCATTTGTTTCTTCTAAAGAATCAGGCATTAGCACCTCACCTTTATAGAAATGACAATATTTCAAGATGTCTTCCGCTGTCATGCTTATTTGTTTTAGTTAATAATATGCAAATTTACATTTTATGTTTTGTCTGACCAAATAAAAAAGCTACCTTTGTACCACATTGTTGTATCTCTAACGAGATATTACGTTAAACTCCAAATTGACCGCTGCCATCCGTATCTCCACAGGCAGCGGTTTTTTCTGTTCATATACCCAACGCATCTTGTATGTTTTTCTTCTCTTCGTCTGAGAGTACTCTCCATTGTATTTTACGATAGTGTTCGTCCACGAAAAGCATAATCGACACAGCATACCCAAACGCTTTATTTTCTGAAACGCGTATTGATACCGCCATTGCGTTGCGGTACGACTTCCTGCCTTTGACAGGCACGGGGTTCTCTAAATCGCATTCATAAGGCGAAGTTGTTGTAACATTAAACAAACTTGCCAACATCGCTTCTGTGTATACGCTCATGTCTTATCCAAAAAATTCATCGTAGTAATCATTATCAAAAGAAATTCTTTCCTTGTCAAAGCTGGTTGTTATTTCCGTTGCATAACAACTGACTTTCATTTTACATATTCTGTTTTCTAACTTCTCACCACTCATAGACACAGAACCAGGAATGTTTTCACTTCTGGTATCTACTTTAATTGAAAAGCCGCCGTTGCCGCTCTCAAAGGTTTCGATACTCTTACTTGTCAACTCACATTTATCATAGTATTCTCGCATGTAAGCTGACGCATCCTCTTTATTTGCAAAGACACGGAGAACACCTGAATGGATGTCACAAACATCATTACTATTGTCTTTGTCTTGCTCTTTCGACTCAACCTCTACAATATAGACGTGAGTCAATATTTTATTTTGTTCCATATTATTTGTTTTTGTTTGTTTTTTTAGGTAAGCTCCAGCCTCGTTCTTTGGCTACTTCTTGGTTGAACATCATCCACACTTTTTCGTCTTTAAACTCAAAGTGCATAATTCCCTTTTTGTACGCTCTACAACGGAAAAATCCCCAATCAAACCAACCTCCCCATGCTAATTGATTTTCTCCCACAAAGGAGCTTAGGCTTTCCATGTTGTTGTAATCTGTACCGGTTAGAAAACATAATGCTTTGCACACATCTTCAATTCTGTCTTTATTACCTCCTATTTTTAGCCTAACAAAAGGATTCGGCCAGCGTGTGTCGTATTCAGTAATCCAAGACACGATGAATTTTCTGTTAACCATGTAGTTCGCATTTGTCTTCCATGTCTCACCAGCTGTGCTGTTTTCTGCCGACAAGGAACATATAAGGTCGAATGCTTCAGATAAAGCTGTTCTCATACGCTGCCCAGTAGTCTGTATGACCATATTAAGCACGCTATACACGTTCTTCATAGTGAACGGGACATTACTTTGTTTCTCAACAAAACGGTTAATCTGTTGATGCAATTTAGAAGTTGCAAACTTCTCCATGTTTAACTTTCTGAAAATAACCCTCCAGTAGTATTTTTGCAACTCTTTTTTGTACTGCGCTCTTGTGATTGTTGTAGAACGGTCTTCTGCGTTGACGGCAGTGAAATATATAGGCAAGCTGAATTTTTCTACCTTTGCTATTTCATTAATCTGATTTGACACTTCCATTACGCTATCAAAAAGTTTAACAGCAGAAATATAGCGATTAACCAAGTCACGCACAACATTATATGGCATCAGACCTTCTTTGGTGTTCTGGTTGACGGCATCTTCATCCTCTTGCGAGAAAAAGTAACCTGAAAATTCATCTTCACCATCTGCTTGTTTATAGAGCTTCACAAGCGACACATTTACATTTGTTTTACGCTCAGACGTGCTGAATACGTCTCCCAAAAATTAGGAACTGCCATACAGCTCGACTACCTCTTGCAATTTACGGTACTCTCTATAACAAGTAGCATTGACATTTGTGCTGTTACACAAGGCAATTATTGTGCATCCGGACGGAGCTATCTCCCAAGCGTGCATAATATGCTCCGCCCCATGGCTGAATGGCGGATTCATTACTATAAGGTCAACATAGCTAACTTGTTCAGCTGTTAGCTTGAGAAAATCATCGCCAATAAGAGGGCAAACGTTGCCGAGCAAATTTCGTAGAGTAAGGTCATTCTCACAAGCAACGACATTACAACTGCCATTTAGTTTTAGCCATTTGACAATATTGCCGCTACCAGCAGAAGGCTCTAATACGGTCTTGCCTACATAATCTTCCCCTAACATCATTTGCTCTATAACCTCATTTGGTGTAGGGTAAAAATCGGGATTGTTTGAAAATAAGTTCATAATACACAGTTTTTACTTTCTAAAGTTTATATACGCAGTTGGGTAACGAGCCGAGCAATGCTCTGTGACGGCATATCCTTGTCGGCGAAACGCTCGTACAACATTATTTACCGCTTCAAACGAAGACACGTGCCATTTTTCATTTGGCAGACTCCCGACCCAGTTGCCAGCACAGCAGCCTTCGGTTCGCTGAAGTATCTGTACTTCCTTTCTGTCTTTAAGATTGTCAAGAACCCACTGTGCAAGTTCATTCTCTTGTTCTTCTATTGCGTTTGATTTTGGAATTTCTATCATATTATTCTTTGTTTTTTATTAATAAAAGTTGCGCTTTACGTTTCACCCAACGTATTATCGCCTTATGGCTGCTGCCCTGCCGTGCGTCTGCCTTAACATTGCAAGAACCTCACGCTTGATAAGCCTGTTCGGCAGGGTGCGGAGGTATTTCTCAAGAGCCTGCTTTGTCCAAAAGTGGCGTGTGGTCTCTCGCCATTCTACTTTCTTACGAAAGAACCACATCGTTCCTGCCACTTCCATTGACAAACCTACCTCGTAGGTGATACCGTTAATTTTTATCATTTGTCCAAACTTTCTACCAGATACTTAATTTCGCTGTCCGATAATTCAATATTCTGAGAATGTTTGAATTTGATTATCTCTTTTATTCCGATTACTTCTTCCACAGCTTGGTAAGCCATAGCATCCGTATCATTGCCTTTGTCAAGAGCAACGATTATGTTGTGCGCAAAAATTGTAATCATATCTTTCGCTACCGTTTTAACGCTTTCTATTTCTTTGCGCAAAACCTCAGTTTCTTTGTTGAATGTACAACCGCATTCAATTGCAAAATCATTCTTTATATTCTCGCACATTGTGTCAATGTCAGCACCAAATTTCTGTGCAAAATAAGTATCACCTTTAAGTGATTGCAATACTTTAATTTCTTCTTGTTTTGTCATTGTTGTATCTCCTGTATTTGTTAATTATTTATTAGTTTTAACACCGCAAAGTTAATAATAAATCTTCAAACAGCAAAGTTAACTATTAACTTTCTATTAGTATTTAGTATTATTTAATCGTTTGGCTAAATACTATAAATAAATATATAAAAATATAGCGTTAAAACAGGGGAAAAGACTATCTTTGCAATCAAAACCCAAGGTTTATGAAACAGATATACAATATGTCAACTAAAGAAATCCGTGAGCTTATAAAGCAATACATGGAGTTAGGGGTGATAAGCCGAGCTATACAATGTTACGAACGATTGCTGTGGCTTGGAAGTTTACGACGGCGTGAATATTTACGGCTGGCGGCAATGTGTGTATGTCACGGGGATGAAATAAGAGCCAAACATATTATAAACAGATATAGTACTATTTTTAAATTAGCATAATAAAAATGAAAACAAAAACAAGTATTACCACATTAGTATTTGCCTTCTTAGCGATGTTAAGCACTTCTTGCTGCAACGACAATGATTCAAATACAGAGAATAAAAAATTAGAAAACACCAATTGGAAACCTGTAAAATACAATTTTCATAATGCCGATAACGTTGCGGTCGATAAAGTTGAAGAAAACTCCATTATACTGACAAAAATAGGAGAACTACAAGGATTGGAGTATGCTAAAGAATCAAACACAAACGCACAAGATTGGTTCTGGGATTTATGTGAAATAGAAAAACACGGCTGCGATTCTGTTATGACTGCGTCATTTAGTTCTGACAGATGTCTTTTCCATGTAAAAGTGTCTCGTTCGAGAGTAAAAGCAAAACTCACAAAAACAGAGAAACTTTACAAGTTTACAGAAGGTTCATACGTTGTGAGAATTGGATATAGTAACTACTACGAATCTATTTCCGTCAATAGCTATGGAGTATATCGAGCTGATGGGACACTTTTCATTCCTCTCAATGGCAAAGGAAGCGTTGTGTATGAAACCGATTATGCCTATACAGACAAACAGGCTTTTGATGAAGATATGAAGGAATACACAATCGCGGCAGACTATCAAATATCAAACAACCAGATAACGTTTACTTACGACAAAAACGGGCAAAGAGAAACATTTAAAGGCTTATTGTCTCAAGATGGACAAAATATCACAATTGACTATAATCCAATAGTAAATTCTGTCAAGTCTTTGCACCATACATAGAAAAGATTAAAAGTGAGGCGTAACAACCTCACTTTTCTTTTAACAAGTCAAAAATCATCTGGTATATATCTTTCATACCATTGTGCAAATAATGTTTCGTAAGATACAGCACATTGTAACCTTTGTCTTCGACATATTTGCCATACACCATTCCAGCAACGACTATTATTGTATAACCTTTAGGAGCGACAACTCCAGGTTTGGAAGCATATTCTTCTAATGCGCTTTGCACTTGCGATTGTCCGCCTTTAACCTTGTCAGGCTCGGGTATCTTGCCTATGGTAGTGTTTATGAGCTTACCGTCAAAGAAAACGGCAAAAGAAATTGAGTTCTTAAGATTTGCCGTTTGGTCTTGATAACCTTTATTCTCTTTGGAATAGGTCACAGCCTTTTCCCCAAGCTCAGGCAATGCCGTTTTTAAGACATTATCCACAGCTTGTTTCTTTTCCATGAGCTTTTCCTTTAAAGCTTCTATACCTTTTATTTTGATAGTTACCTTTGCCATTGCACAAAGATAATGTTTTCCCTGTAAATAACAGAAAAATAACAGGGTTTTAACAAATAAAAGAGTGGAACGCTGCCGCCCCACTCCATTTATTACAAGTTGATTATTTCTTTGCTTGCTCTGTTTGTTCGACAAGTGGTAGAATACCATGCTTTTTTAATGTTTCGTATAAGAACAATCGACCCTTTTGTGTCCATTTCGTATAGACACGCGCGCCTTTTGTACCGTCACTATGCGGATATTCAAATGTTTCCGACTGAACATAACCACATTGTAGATATTTAGCACGTACAACCCATGTTGTGCCAACCTTGCGCTGTATTTGCATATTGCGAAGAAGTACATTGAACGCTTTTGCTGATTTCCCATAATCTTGTGCAATAAGTGTCACCTGTACAGTATCTTTACACTGGAGAATAGTGTCTACATAGCTGACTTTAGGCTGCATTTCTGTGATAGCGGTTGAAAGTTCAACTATTTCTGTGTTCTTTTGTTCTATCTCTGTATTCTTTTGCTCTATTAGCCGTTGTTTTTCCTCAATAGCCTGCTGTTGTTTAGCGGCGAGCATCAACGCTTCGGCAAAAGTCTGAGGAACAGCAATAGCTTGTACCGCTTTATGAAAGACTTGCCGGTAGACCTCGAATACACTACGGATTTTCCGGGCAATAAAATATTCAAGACAAGAAGTCGTAAGGTAGTATTCTATTGTAGGTCTACCCCCTTTGGGGTTTTGCGGATTTTTCCGCAAAACTTGATAGTCAACATCTTTTATGAACTGCTCATTATTAATGAGTGCTTCTACAGCATCCGATTTCTTGCCATATACAAGCGGCCATACATCATCAATACTTACAGGAAATTCCCTGTTGGACTGTGAAAGGTTTAACACTGCGGTAAAATACTCCTTGATTTCACTATTCGTACTCTCTTTTGTTAATTTCAAATTTGCCATGTGATTTTTGTTAAGATTTATGTGTTACAGACAGAAAATTAGTATTCTGTTATTGTGCAATGGGGTTACTTGTAGTAAGGGCATCGAGCAATTATTTGTACAGCACAAGGTCGCTGACATACGCCCATCGTATGAGTCCTTTGCCGTCATAAAGTGAATAATCCATAAGCCACCATTTATGTACACCCGATTGCGTTTCTCGACGAACAGCAAGTCGAAAGCCACTTGTTGTATGTAACAAACACCACTCACCGTCATTTGAAAGTTCTTTATTGGGGTCATGCCATATGATTTGCAAATAACCTTTTATTCCTGCTACGAACGAGGAACGCAAGTCCTCACGAGTAAACTGACATTCTTTAGCATCTCCACTAAAAAGATTGAGCGGATAATCTTTAGCCCAAACGCTACCATTATCCGCACAGTCCTTTTTTGTCAATGCGTCAACCAGCTTTGCGGTCGTTTTCATTTTTCTTGCCATTGTAACTATCTTTAAGGATACAAGCACCGTCTTCAAGCAACATATATCTTTCACGTTCCGTTTCAGGCATGGCTTCATACGCTGCAATGCTTGCTTTTTTGATATTATTCTGGTCGTAAATGGTTACCGCATATTTATCAAACAGCTGCTTAATAGTCTTGTTGTTGACGATATTGTTCTGATACTTCTGCCTATCGTCACCCATAACAAGTGCAAGCATCTCGTCTATTTGTTTGATTGCGGTCTCAGGATAGACCTTCTCAAAGCACTTCTTGATGTCAATGTGGCGTATTTCGTATATGCGCTTGAATATATGTTTATGAGTATCAACCGACATGCATATAAGATTCTGAAGGACTATCATAGTAGCACACACGCCTGCACGTGGCACGCCAAGATTCTGTAACTTCTCAGCAATCTGGTCACGAAGTTTTTTCAATGTTGGCAAAGCCATATCATCCAGTTGGCTTGCATACTCGTTGCAATATGTGTCCTGCGAGTTGCTTTCTACAAGTTCTATTATCTTGCGTAAGGATTGCTTTGCTTCGTTGAACTTCTTTTTTAGTTCAAAGCGCAAGATGCCTTTCTTTTTCAAGTACCACTCCATTGAATACATCCAATTATCTGTGATAAGATATTCGGTGTAGAGAAATTGAAATACTGACACCTTTGCGATGTTTAGCGTTTCTTGCACATATAATGAATCTACTGTTTGGTCGGCAAAAACCTTGTAACTATTGCCGAAAGATTCAACGGCAAAACATTTAATAGGAGTTTCCATTTTAGTTAATTTAAAAGTAAAGCGGTCTTGTAAATGTAATACAACGAAAGTAAGATATATGCCAATGACAATACGAGATACCACTTCTGTATTGACTGTGAAAACACATAAGTGCTTTCTTTCCCAAGCAGAAAATTCAGCATACATAAGACGAACATCACTACCGTCATAATCAGCGTGACTATACCAATTTCTATCATTTTATATCTGTGTTTAAATATTGGCGATATTCGTTAGTAGCTTTTGTAAAGTAAGGAGACGCATCAAGACTTTTGATGTACTCGTCTATAGAGCAAATTGTAGAGGAAATATTACCCCTCTCCCATATACTGTGTGAAGCTACCCAGCAAGCAGTGGTACAGACTTCCTGTTGTGTATTATTATTGTTGTTAAACACTTTTCTATGCTTGATGATAATTTTCAAATTTCTATCATTAGACAAAAGTTCGCAACCATCGTTGGTTTTGACAAAGTAAGGTATTTCTCCTTTCGCTTCAATTACATAATTCAGACCTGTCATTGTGTATCTCCTTTTTAAGTTATTTGATTGTTATGATTTTAATCCACCGTTCTATTGCAAGAACGGACTGGTCAAAAGAGCGGCATATCACGTACTCAAAGCCAAGTTTACTGACCTTGTTCTGAAACTCTTTCTGCTTCTCTGACTGACGGCCTTTTTCTGTCTTCATTTCTAAAAACAGAACATTGCGCTGCGCTATTATTATAAGGTCGGCAAAGCCAGCAAGAACTCCTTCACATTGCATGATTGCAGCTTCTTTGGGATTGCGATACCCTCCATTAGGTACAGCAGCGATAATATACTGAGGATATTGCAAGCGAAACCACCTAACAACAGATTTTTGTATCTTAGATTCATCGTGCCGTGGTTTTCGTTTCGTGTGCTGTTGCTGTTTTAAGAAATTATCAAACTTCATTCTTAATATGCCTATTTTTTTTTGCTGATAATACATTTGCAAAGAAATCCTTCCATTGTTCTTCTGTCTTCATCCAATGAATACAAGGACGTTCTGTAGGCATAGTTAAAGCACTAATCGTACCGAGCATTTCGTCATACGTTAGTCCGTCGCTATATTTATCGCCTTGACGAACAGTAAAACTGTTTTTACGGTCTTTATCAGTTTCTATAATTATATTGTCCATATATTATTTCCATTCTGGGTTCTTATTGTTTTCTATCTTGCGATAGTAAATCTTACACAAATCATTTTCGTAGACACCATCGTTTTTGGCAAGTGCATTCCAAAGGGCTCCTAATTCAATGCCTATTTTGTTCTTGCCGTTTGCGACAGCAAGCTCTGCGCACGTACTATATACGAGTGTTTCTTTTTCTTTTTTAAGCTCAAGCACAACGATACGCTTGCGAGGATGTTTGATTTTACTTGTCATTCATTCACCTCCTTTTCTATTTGTTTCTGCGACTCGTTAATAAGCAAGTCCACGATTTTGTTTATTACTTCACGATTGCCAATGCCATGAACGCCATTGGTAGCGTACAACTCAACTCGGTATACGAGTTCACCTTTGCGTAATTCTCGATATTGAGCGTTTAAGCTTCTGTTACTTTCAATTCTTGACATCTATATTCTTTTATAAGGGTGCTACTTTAAATTTGTAGCACCCAAGATTGTGTTTAAAATACAACGAGGTCGGCAATATGAGTTCCGGCTGGGATAATAAGGTTATCCATGCGTGTGCCATATTGCGTTTGTCGAAGGATATTAACCTCGTCAACAACGTTGACAACAACGTTTACTTCGCTGTCTGCCATTATTGACATTGGCACAACGAATGAAGACGTAAGACGTTTGTTGTCTTCTACGAGTAGCCCATTGATAGCATTGTCTTGTGTTGACATAACAATTGCGCCTTCAAAACCTGTTAGTTTATTAACAGTAGGTACAAGCACGCCACCTTTATGTAACACTACGTCTTCACTCGCAATAAGCGGAATTATACGCTGAAACTTTTGGTTGTTCTGAGCTTCCTGTTCTTCGTTTTCGACTTGTTCCAACGGTGGAATAAACTGAGGAGCTTCGTTGTTCTGAGCTTCCTGTTCTGATTTTTTACTGTATCTTCCCATATTCTTAATATTTAAAACGGTAAATCACTGTCATCTTCCGTTGGCTGTGCAAACGGAACATTGCTTGCTGTAGCAGCATTAGCTGAAGGATTAACAAGCGGTTTCATGCCTCCAAGTATAGGCATAGCATCCAGCTGTTCCTTTGTCATGCTTTCGCGAACGTCCTTAGGCAGGGATTGCTTGACAATATGCGTCTGTTCGTATTTTGGCTCGCGCAGAGCAAAAGCATTTAAATCCAAATAGACTGCCTTTGGTGAGCCATCTTCGTTTACGCTCTCAAATAGATGGTTGTCTTCTATAGGCACGACAAGACAACGTTTTGTTTCTGAGCGCCCTTTAATGTTTAAAACACCTGAATTTACATATTTCAGAGCGTTAAAATGAATTCCATAATTATCATTTTCCATTTTTATATGTTTTTGTTAACCTTTCAGTACGTGTAAGAACGATACGTTATATTTACCATTATTACATTCGAACTTAAATTCAAGTATATCATCACCTGAAACATCACCTACATCGTTAATAACGAGTGTGGGAAAATCGTATGCATTGCAATACCCGTGGTCGAAAAGATGAATGCCCAACATATTTTGATGTTGAATGGTCACATCACAGAAAAAATCATCAAGGCTTGCTACGACATGGTTATTAATCCATTCTTGCCCCATCCGCAAATCTACATCCACGAGTTCATAGAAAGGCTTTGCTTTCGCAGCCATTACTGCCCTGACTCGCTTTATTTCATCGTCAATCGTTTTCTCCAGCAACTTACTTTGAGCAAGTGCTACGCTACTTCGCGTCTTGAAATATTCACGCTGTGCTGTGCGCATAAGACAAACGGTGTGAAAGAAAAGTTTTCTATCCATGATTTTGCTTTTTTAGTTCTTCAATAAGTACGTTAGCGTATCTGACGGCTTCCCTTGCATTGCCCTCCAAACTTTGATACTCAAACTCAATGCCTGGGTTTGTGCTGCGTTTCTCTTTACCATCTTCTATGTAGATAGTGCGAAGCATTTCCTTAGCTATCTCGTATCTGCGCTGCTCCCAGTCAATTGGCTCTTGCTGAAGTTGCTCACAAATAGATTCAAGGTCTTTTATATAAGCCCACCGTTCTATATGATTCTTAAATCCTGTTGGGGATTGCAAACGGTTTTCTACCCATTCTTTACCTCTAACCAACTTATAAGAATTATGGTCTTTCCATTTAAAGATATATCTATCTTTCCCATTTGGAATTTCTGTGCCACCTCATATTGTGGTTTGACTGTTTCTCCATACATATTCTTCATTGTTGTATCTCCTGTATTTATTAGTTATCTATTAATTTTAACACCACAAAGTTAATAATTTATTTTCAAACAACAAAGAGTATTCTTATTTTTCTATTAGTCTTTAATATATTTTAATATTTTAAACGTGCATACACGCTAATAATTTATTAATTTTGTGGCGTTCAAATGACAAGGCACTAAAAGAACAATTTCCCTATCTGAATAGAAAAGGGTCTAAATATACAATAACTCCCATTGTCAGTGTTGCCTAGTCCGCTGTACATTGGGAGTTTCTTTTTTAGAACATTATGGTAAAAAACCTACGATACAACATAGCTAACAGCCTTTTCAGAGATAAAGCTTCTCTGAAAGCTATAGCCTTGTTGCTGTATTTTTACCATAAACACAATAAAAATGTATTGAAGAACTGGTCAGTCAATAAGGTTGCTAACATTACAGGCGTACATGCGTACACTATAAAGAAACGCATAAATACGCTTATTCAACTCGGCTTTGCTAAAATCGAAGGTTCTTCACTTGTTTTTCTTTCAGTCGTTGCGAAGCATAAAGGCAGAAATATTAATATTACAGATATTTGTTATGACACAATTAAAGACGTAGAAAAATCATTATACGCCATTCTTTTGTGCATAATCCAATCTCATAAAGATTTCTGTAAGCGTACCATTCTACAAGCACGTGAGGCGAGACAAATTAGTGTTGTCAAAAAAGCTCGCGCACTTAAAAGGAAGTATGGTTACGGAGATTCTTACAATGAGAAAGGATTATCGTATAAAAGAATTGCGCGAAATTTTGGAGTTTCGTTAAAGACAGCATTCAATTACGTGAGATATGCCGTGGAAAAGGGTTTTGTTGCTTTACAAAGTCATTTTCGTTCTACCTTTATGCCTAAGGTGGGAGGATACCCTGTACCTGGGTATATATTTACAACACATAACTTCGCTTATAACGTAACTTCTAACACATATACAATTATAAGTAAAATATTCAACAACAAAGAAAATCGCGCCATCCCCTTGCGCTAATGCTTGGTATATATAGATTGTAAAAAATATAGACATATGAAAAATTCCACAAAGCTCGAAAAACTAAAAAAACATCTTGACGAGAACAATGTCTCGTACAAGTGTCGTCGCAAGCACAGAAATGGGCATTGTGACCTTTATGTTATAGCTGCTAAAGTATCGGTAAAGATTGAAGGCGATGATGACGAGATTTTCTACCGTAGGCACAAATATGGCTATCACCCGGTATTTATCCGCAAAAGTGACACACCAAAATTTGTTATCGAGAAAGTATATAACACGATATACGATTCAATGGTGAAGCAGCAAAGGCTTTTTGAGAAGCAGCAGCGTAAAAAGGAGGCTTTGAAAAATGAAAAAAGAAATAAGTAAAGAAGTTTATTGCGGTGAGTGCCCATTCTTTAAAAACGAAGACACAGAAGGATATGGCCATTGCAATATAGGCAAGAAAGAAGGACATTGTAGTGATTTGTGTCGATATTTCACGTATATCATGTCCAGAAAAGAAACGCTTCGTTTGTTACATTATTGTCAAAAATGGAGACGAGGTGCTAATATCACAATGCCACCACCAACATTGTTTGGATGGGCTATTGACAACGCTATGCGCATTATTCGTAATCTTTAAATAAACAACAATGAAGCCAAGCAAAGCATTAATTAACAGAATGCGTCAAGACCTTATGTCAAAGACAAGCAACGCAGAAAAAGCAGCGATACGCAACTGTGAGCTACTCGGATATAAGGTTGTTAGACAGCAGCCTATAACGACAGGGCGCAAGCTGTACTTTGCCGACATCTATATTCCATCATTGAAGTTGATTATTGAGGTAAACGGTGGCTACCATTTTACTGATAATCAGAAAAGGAAAGATAAAAATAGAAGTCAAGGTGTGAGGCGACTTGGATACAGTTTATTTAATATAACAAACAAAAATGCAAGAGACATAAAGAAAATAGAACAGTTAATAAATAAAGCAAAGAATGGGACGATTATTAACAAGAAATGATTTTCTCCAAAGAGCCCATGAGGTACACGGAGATAAATATGATTACACAAATACAGTCTATATAAACAATAGACATAAGATAGACGTATGCTGTCCTATACATGGTGTGTTTACACAATTGGCAAACATTCACTTGCAAGGCAAGGGCTGTCCCAAGTGTGCAAAAGAACAAAACTATAAGCCTATATATGGTGTGGGAATAAATGATTACAGAGGCATCATAAGACATAAAGGCGTTTTTATAAGGTCTTATGCTGTATGGGCGAGTATGCTTTCAAGATGCTATGATAAAAATTATTTAAGGAAAGAACCTGCATATATAGGATGTGGTGTCTGTGAAGAATGGAAGTACTATAGTACCTTTAAAAAATGGTTCGACGATAACTATATAGACGGATATGTCTTAGATAAAGATGTATTAAAACCAGGAAATAAGGTGTATTCGCCGGAAAACTGTGCATTCATTCCTGTCGAAATAAATAGAGCTTATGAACGAAGGAAGCGGAATATAATAAAGAAATGTCCAACAGGTGTTGTATGTAATGGCAAAACGTTTAAGGCGTACATTACAATCAATTCTCAAAAATACGACTTAGGAACATTTCAAACCGCACAAGAAGCATTCGATAAATATAAATTCTATAAAGAGGAATACATAAAAAGCCTTGCTGAAAAATATAAAGGTAAAATCTCTAAAGAGGTATATCGTGCAATGTATAGATACAAGGTTACATAGGCAACCGTTCGTCAGGCATTTGGCGCATGGGCTATCACGTTGTAAGACTAAGCAACCACGATGCACGGAACATAAACAAAGTAAAGGCTAAAATTGCACTCATAAAAAACAGACTCAATGAAAAATAGAAAGATAAGAAACAAAGACAACGTAAGACCGTTGCATCCCGACCCTCGGCATTGGACTCGAAAGCAGCACAGCATTCGTGGAAGGCTAAAGTCGCCTACGAAAGCGAAGAAGAAGCGGCAGAGTTTCTTCAACAGAACCCCAAGTTAAAAGCTTTGAATTATAAAATTTACATTTGTCCTATCTGCTCTAAATGGCATTGTGGACATCTGAAATAAACATTAAAACAAAATTATAGATATGAACGAGATAATTAAAATTGAATTGTGCGGTGGCAAAATGCCTGAAAAAGCACACGCAACAGATGCGGCATTTGACGTTTTTACAAGAGAAGACGTAGAACTTGTACCTTACCAGCGAACAGCAATCCCTCTCGGCTTTAAGATACAGTTGCCGCCGCACCTCGCTGCCGTGATACAACCACGTAGCGGAATGTCTTTAAAGGGCATGGCTTGTAAAGGAAGAAAACGGAGCGGTGATATTGACATACGCATAGATGCAGATGTGCTCGTCGGTCTTGTAGACTGTGGTTATACTGGTGAGGTATGCGCTCTGTTGCGTGTCGGTTGTGGTTCTACGCCAGAACTATGTAATGCAGGTAACCATGGCGTATATATTCCTGCTGGCACGAAGATAGCGCAAATGCGCATTGTCCAAGTTCCCAGCGTGACGTTTGAAGTCGGTACAATAGACAAAGACACGGAACGAGGTGAACACGGATTTAATTCTACTGGAACGAAATAAAAAGCGACAAACATGAACGAGATAAAAATATTTGAAAATCCTGCGTTCGGAAAGATTAGAACAGCAGGGACGAGTGAAGAGCCATTGTTTTGCTTGGCAGACATTTGTCGAGTATTAGGAATAAACAACGCCACAGACGCTAAGAAACGCCTAAAAGAAGATGGGGTAGATTCAATCGAGGTCATAGATTCTATGGGGCGCACACAAAGAGCACACTTTATCAACGAGCAGAACCTCTATCGTTTAATTATGCGCTCCGACAAGCCTATCGCAGAGCCTTTCCAAGATTGGGTGTGTGGCGATGTATTACCCTCAATCCGCAAAACAGGAAAGTATGGACTGCCACAGACATTTGCCGAAGCTCTGCGCCTCGCGGCTGAACAACAAGAAAAAATCGAGCGACAGCAAAAGGCGTTGCAAGAATCAGCGCATGAAATCGTTGTTTTAAATGGCGTGGTCATGCAAATGCAGCCTAAGGTCACATTTGCCGATGCTATTGTTGGAAGCAAGGCAAGCTGTCTTGTTGGGGAACTTGCAAAAGTTCTTACACAGAATGGCATTACAATAGGTCAGAACAAGTTGTTTGAATGGTTGCGGAACAATGGCTATCTTGGCAAGAAAGGCGAACGGTACAATATCCCCAACCAACAATATGTCGAGCAAGGACTTTTCGAGATAAAGAAGGGTGTGCGTAGCGGAAATGATGGCGTTATGCATACAACAATCACAACAAAGGTGACTGGCAAGGGACAGTGCTATTTTATCAACAAATTCAAAAACACCTCTGCCGTAAAATAGATGCTATCATTCTCCAAGAAAACTTGCACGCCCAAGAAATCACCTAAAATGTCTTAAATATTAATACTTCTATTAGTTTTATTTGGTCGTTTCAAGAATTGTTATTAATTTTGTGGTGTTAAAATTAATAACAACTAATAAATATAGGAGATACAACAATGAACACTATCAAAACTTTTATTCCTGCTGATAATGTGGAAAGCTTTAAAAAGTTTGCCAACAAGACAAAGAAGAATGTTGAGGGTTTTTCTTTTGTAATTGGTAAACCATATATGAAGGTATTTTATCATCCTGTAATTAACGAAAACGGAATGAGAGGCAAATGCATAAAAGCCTTCCATGAAATATGCGACCTTACAGTTAATATGCCTGAAGAAAATGGATGGAAGCTTGTATGCACATTTAAAGACGGAGCATTCACACCAGTTGACACTTCAAAAGAACTTATCTTTAAAAATCCTGCTCACGGACAAGATTACAACAAATGTGATGTATGCGGACATTGGTGCAAAAACTCGTATGTAATAGAGAATGTAACAACAGGCGAGGAATTGCAAGTTGGCTGCGAATGCGTAAAGAAGTTTGGTATCAAGAGTTTTGATTACCTCTCAAAGTTTACGGACGAGTTGCACAAACTCTATGACTACAGCCTGTCTTACTCAACAGACAAAGACGAGTTAAAAATGTGGGGTGGCAACCCGAACGCTATTTACAAAAATGCTTTCAAGAAAGCTGATTTGATAATGTCGGCAAAAGCTGAATATGACAAATGCCCTATTTATAAGAAAGCTTATCGTGAAAGAGATACATACTATCGCTCTCCTACATTGACTAATATCGAAACAATACTTTGTGGCGAACAATTCAACGCCAACAACGAGTACGTTAACAAAGTATGTGAACACGCTTTAAGCAAACCTATCGACGGAGAATTTGCCGATAAAACACACAGATTGGCAAACGATTTTTATGCCTATATAGATGAAGCGGTATATGCTTTCTTTATGGTAAAGAATTACGAGGACAGCTTGAAAGCAGAAACAAAACTTGAAACTGGCACACACGTAAAGGTTGAGGGTAAGGTTATTCAGACACGCACTGAGGAGTCGTATTATGGTCCTATGACGATTAACATCATACTTACCGACAATGGCGTAGAATGTGAGCGTATTGGCAAAATACCAACAGTAGAAAGAGATAACATCAAGCGCACATCTTTCTATTCTACTGTTAAAGGCATTTATCACGGCAAGATTAGCCTTGACAGAGCTACAAAAAATCCGAAGAAAGGTGTTTCTTACATAGCTTTATAATAAACTGTTCGAGATGTATTAATACACAACATCTCGAACAATTTAAATTATTGCAAATAGCCGTATTTTCTATCTAATTCTGCTATTAAAGATTGATATTTATCCATTTGTTTTTTCGTTTCTTCATCACCATCAAACAAGCGTTTATAATTTTCTTCATTATAACACATTTCATGTAGTCTCTTTTTTGTATTTAAGTACCACGTGCGTAGTTTTTTTAGTTTTTCCACATTTTCATAGAGTTCTTCTATTTCTTTTTCTGTAAAAAGAATATCATGTTCTGTGTCGAGAGCTTCTTTTATATGTTTTAATGCTCTAAGTTTTCTTTTATGAACATCTTCGAAAAACAATCCAACTCTTGAATTTTCTAAAACATCTGACAGCTGTATAACCTGATGATATTTTTTTTGTTTGTATAGATTTATAGAAAGTCTATTTTCACAAAATCCAGTATGATGTCCTTTAATGATAGCAAGCTTTGCCTCTTTGTTGCATTTTTCTATGTCTCCTACTTTATATAAAGCCACCATTAAATTACAATGCGCAAAATAATCATCTGGACATTCTGATAATATCCTTTCTCCTGTTAAAATAGCGTTATCGTATTCTTTATTTAAAACCATATTTCCTATCACACACGAAGTAGGCACGGAAGATTCGACAACAGGCTTTTCTTCTGTACATGAATTAAACACTGACGATGCATTTTCTGTTTTAATGACACTGCGTCGTTTCAAAAGACATTCAAGTATTTTTAAAAATTCCATAAGCAATAATTTTATGCTGCAAATGTAGTAAATTTTGTTTAATAGTAAATTATTAAAATGATTTTTATACAAATTTATATCAATATAAAATATATATTAAATATTAATATTTTTATTAGTTTTCTTGGTTTTTACGTCTATTTTTATTAATTTTGCAACGTTAAAAATAATAGAAAAATAAATTATAAGAAATATCTCAAAAAAAATTTTGTACATTACAGAAGAATTTATAATTTTGTGGCGTTCACAAGATGATGGTAAACCATTACGTGGGAGCAGCGGTTAATGCTCATTCGTCTGGATAGGCATATTTTATGCTCTTTAAGACCGAAATATACACGGTCGCCAATACGTATAGATAAAAACGAAGCTCTTACGAGTGGACTACCATCTTGTGAACAGCGTATATGGCGACCGCTTTTTGTTTGCCTAAATTCTTCTAAAAAGTTCACAAGATGGAAGAAATCAGAATTATTAGTAAATCAACCTTCCTTGATAAGGAAATTGATGTATGGGGGTCTGTTGAAAACCCGTTATTTCGGGCTAATGATGTACAGAATTGGCTTGGTTTAAAGAATGTGTCACGTGCTGTTGCCAATGTTGACGAGGACGAACGACTTAATTTAAAGTTAAGTCGTGGTGGCAGTATGTGGTTCTTAACAGAGGAAGGTGTTTATGAATTGCTTATGCAATCACGCAAACCAATTGCTAAGCAGTTCAAGAAAGGTGTAAAGAAAATCCTTCACGAAATTCGCACCAAAGGTGGCTATATTGCAACAACACAGAATGACACTCCTGCAACAATTTTAGCACGTGCAATGAAAGTTGCTGACAAGGTTATTGCCGAGCACGAAAAGCGCATTAAAGAGCTTGAAGAACAAGGTCGTTATCAAGAAATAGTTATCGAACAAAAAGACGCACAGATAGATGCGCAAGACAAGCAAATCAAAATCGCAGCACCTAAAGCAGAATACTACGACAACACACTTGCTTCAACAACTTGCATTACAACAACGCAAGTTGCCGACGACTTGCACATTACGGCACGCTCGCTCAACGCCAAGCTAAAAGAATTAGGTATAATTTACTCGCAATCGGGACAATGGCACTTAAAGATGCCTTATAAAGGTTGGAACTTGGCAGGTACACGCACCTACAACTATCAGTCAAGCAATGGTGAAATATCAACCAGTACAACCCTTGTATGGAATCAGCGTGGCAAACGCTTTATTATTGCGCTTTACGGCAACGATTTTAATGTAAAGCAAGCCATTGCCGAAATTAACGGAGAAAACAAAAACAAGTAACACGAACTATTAAAATCAGAGTAAATTATGAACGACAATAAATCAACAAACAACAGCGAGATAGTATTCACAGTAAGCAACACCACATCAGAAATGTTAAACCTACTTCGGGATTTTTTAAAATTGCAAGAGCGGGCTATACGCCTGTTTGGAGATAAAGAAGGAGGAGAAAACGTGATTGATGCGACAGTCGATACAGTTCGCGCAATACGTGACGCTGTTGCTGTTAACATAGAACAGAATATTGAGAATTTAGACAACACTACGATATAAACAAGTTTATAGAAGCTTGTATATAACACATTATTACGGGGTATAACGCTAACAAATGCGTTGTGCCCTGTTTTATTTTGTATCTAATGCAATATCTTTTCATTTATGTAAACTTATACACAGACACATAAAACATCATTCAAAACCAAAGAAAAACACGCTAAAACAAAAATTGTTTACACAGCCTTTTTAAATTTCTTTATACGCATTCATTTATGATGTAATTTTGTTGTTAGATAAAATTTTCATTAACGTTTAAACAGAATTACACTATGGCAATAAAAGAAAAAGTGCTTGCTTCTTGCAAAACGTCATTCGCGAAGTACGGTTTGAAGAAGGATGAACTTTCAAAGCTGGTAGACCAGATTATCGCAAGTCGTGGCCTAACAGATGAGTCAACAGACGAGGACGTTACCAAAGCTATCACAGCGGTCGAGCCTTATGTAGGCATGATGCAATCGTCATTCAATCGTGCGGTCAGTGAGACAGAGTCGAAGTACAAAGGTTGGGTTAAACCTACTGACCCTCCAGTACCACCCACACCTCCAACACCTCCGACAGATGCACCACTTACAGCGGATGCCGTGGCGAAGATGATTGCCGAATCTAATGCAAACCAACAGAAAGCTATCTCAGACGCTGTTGCCGCTGCTCTTGCACCATACAAAGAACGAGAGGAAAAGGCAAGATTGTCCGCTTTGCTGCAAAGCAACGAAAAGCTCAAGGACGTTCCCGAAATATTCCGTTCACGTTACACGCTCGACAACGAGGAGAATCTTAATAATGTCGTTGAACAGATAACAAGCGATTATACCGCATTGAAGCAGTCGCTTGTCGCAAACGGCACATTCGTCACAGCTCCGACAACAAGTACTCCACAGAGCGAGCAGGACGATTTTATCAAGCGCATGGAGGGTTTTGCTGAACGTAACGCTCCGAAGCCCGAAGGTGCTACAAAGTAATCAATTGTAAAATTTAAAATTAGTAAAGTATGGCTTATAAAGGAATGTACCTCAAAAAGACCGTGCCTACCGACATTAAGGAAGGTTCTTGGTGGGAAGAGCAGTGCGTTGTAAGACAGGGCGGCTATGACCTTGACCAGAGCAATCTGCCAGCCGAACTAAAATGGTTGCCTAAGGGTACGGTTGTTAAGCTTGGCACAGGTGGCAAGGCTGTCGCTGTAAAGACTGCAAAGGTTACAGAAAAGGCTGAAGCTGCTGCCAAAACAGTGAAACTCGCACATGGTTCTCTCTTTAAGGAGGGTGACACCATTGGCGGCAAGAAAATCTCATCTATCGCAAGAACTGCTACACTTGACACTGTGACGCTTTCAGCAGGACTCGACGCTGCTATCAATGCAAACGACATTGTTACTGACTACAACAAGGACTCTGACGTAATCCTTGGCTTTACCTACGCAACTAAGGAACTTGACAAGGACGCTTCGCAGCAGGTTGAGCCTACACTTCGTGTTATGGAGGTTGAGGAAGCTTCACTTCCCTACCCTATTAACGCAGACATCAAGGCAGGCTTGAACGCTAATGGTATTGCGTTGTTCAAGATTCAGTAACAGCAAGTTATTTATTAACAGGATAACAATAACACAAAATATAGAAAGGTATGAATAGTATTCTAAAACAGCTATTAGACCCAAAATCTTTTCAGAGCTATATTGACAAAAGCATGAAGACCTCCACTTATAAAGCTTTGTGGAAGAACGAGATTAAAGAGGTAGAATATTGTGCTGCAAAGGTTTATCAGGCTAATCTCGCAGAATACACTGCTGCCATGGTTGGTTCTGTTATCGCCCAGAACGCTGAGAAGCCTGTACATCATATGCCTGACTTTGGTCAGTTGACTGGCTCTATTGGTCGCTATGGTGATGAGTGGGAGCTTGACAACAATTATCTTGACCAGCTGCATCAGCTTGAAGGTCGTTATCGTGACGCTGAAGGCCGTGATTATACGCAGGAACAACTCAATGCACATTACGACAAACTTATAGAGTTTTCTTTCCGTCCGTTTGAGCGTGCTGTTATTGCACCACACAAACGTCTTGATATGCTTTATTATGAAGGATTATACACGGGCAAACAAACTGTCTCTCGCACCAACAACGCAAAGGCAAACGTGTCCTACACCTTCGACCTCGGCATCAAGGAGCTTTCCGTTACCAACAACTGGGGTACAGAGACAGCAACGCCAATTGCCGACATCATGATGCTTAAGGACGAGGCAACGAAGAAGGGTCGCAAGATTATGAAGCTCCGTATGTCTGAAAACACATTCTACAAGATGTGTAAGGCGAAGGAAATCAAGGACACGTTCAAGCTTAACCTTGGCACTGTACAGATTAACCCTGCCGTGCCGATGCTTACAGTAGACCAAGTAAACACTTATCTGCGCTCTGTTCTGCTGCCCGCAATACAGATTGACGAAAACCAGTTCGTAACTCTTGCAGACGGCTCAACAGTCAATCTAATCGTTGACGACCGTGTTGTAGCACAGTGTACTGAAACGGTAGCAATAATGAAGATCTCCGACCCATTGGAGTTGGTAGACCCAATTCCGAACGTCTCATATTCTTCTCACGACGACAACCTTGTAGGTTATTGGCGTGACAATACAGGCTATCATGTAAACTACGATATGTGGGCGCAGCCTGTTTTTAACGGCTTGAACGACCTCTTTATTCTCAAGACAACCAAGTAAAAGGTTGTCTTAAGAACTCTAAATGTAGTAAGTTGTAACATTAAGACAAGGACAGCATGACAATCTCGGAAGCTATTGCAAGTGAAATACAGCCATTCTCTACTTCTGACGAAGCAATAGAGAAAATGTTTATCGACGCAGCCGACAAGTATAGCACATCGGCAAGTGTTGATGATACATATTCAGTGCCTGTAAAGAAGCCTGTAGCTTATGCTGCAATGCGCATTTTGTATAAGATGCGTGTGCTTTCAAGCGAGAATGTGGGCGGCATATCACAAGGCTATAAGGATAAGAACAGCTTGATTGACGATATGATTAAATCTATCGCCAAAGACGCTGGATTGGATGCTGACCTTGTTCTTAATGAAGATTCGGACGATTATTGGTTGCGAAGTGTAAGCGTTTGGTAAAGGAGGGTAAGACATGAACTTTGAGGATAAGCTACAGGTACAGATTAAGGTTTACGATGTTGGCTATGTTCAGGTTGGAGACAGGTTCTTTGACATGAACGACAATGGAGAGCCTAATTTTGAAGTGGAACACGAAAATATTGGTGGCGGTTATGACGAGGATGGAAATCCTGTAGAAGCGACTGCAACAAGATTTTTAGAATTCGGCAAATGCCTTATTTATCCTAACACCAGTGCAAAGCTTGTAAGTTTGAATGACGGGCAACGGTATGCTTACTCGTATGAAGTAATTGCTCCTCTTTCCAAACACAAGTATAAAATACTACCTCGTGAAGGTGACAAGGTAATGATAATAAAAAAGGACGGTACAATCAATAAAGCTATGGAGGTAAAAGGCTTTACAACATACAAAAGACGATACCTCAAATTGTGGCTCTAACAATAAAAAAACGTAAGGTATGACATTAGGGGATGACGCTGTAAGTGCAATGTATAAGCTTTTAAAAAAGGAATGTAAAAAAATCGGCATAAATAAGCAAGGGGTCTTCAAGTATGAAATCCCCAAGAAATCAAGCTTGAATGAATATGTCGTCATAAACCATCTGCCTTTTGTACAGCAAGATACAATAAACGAAGGCGTTGTAAATGTTAACATACATGTTAAACGTACCGCCAATGACGAACCCAACACACGAAGACTAATTACAATAGCAAAGAATCTGCTCGCTTTTTTCGAAGATAACACATATCTCGAAGGGGCGTATTTTGAATTCTATTCCGATTCACGACCGACACCCGACAACGACAATACTTACTACATTAATTTGAAATTCCACGTAATATTTAACAATTTAAAGAATTAACGATATGGCAAAAACAGGAAAAAATGGTGTTTACGGCATTGAGGAATTTGCCATTGCCGACCCTGTAGCGAATGGTGGCTATCCGACTAACTTTCCGTTCAAGTTCAAGGCTATCGTGTCTGGCTCTTTGACATTCAATGATAGCGCAGCGTCAACGAGCGACGTAGAAATAGAAGACTCAGAAGACCCGTATGCAGTGCTTCCATCATCGGCAGCAACCAAAGGCTTCACGGTACAGACCTACGACTTGTCCGCTGAAACTTTCAAGGCTATCCTCGGCTATACGTCGTCCACTGACAGCAAGTGGAATGAAGAACTCCCGACTGATAACCAAATCTACAAGGCAGTACAGATTAAGACCAAGGTTCTTGACGACATACCAGCTAAGGTATTCCAGTTCTCAAAAATGAAACTGACTGTTACTCGCAGCGGTTCTATCGGTAAGACAGGTCTTCCAAACCTGAACATTGAGTTCCGCCAGATGGCTGTGTTCAACGCAAGCGGTGAAAAAGTAAGCGGACATCGTTGGGCCTTGCTCGAAGATGTAAAAGCAGACATCGATAAGGAAGTATAATCAGCACAAATCTTCGATATGCGGTGAGGTAAGGGCATGACCCAAACCGCACCGCTTTTTTATTTTATAGGTATGAAAACAAAAGACAAGAAAATAACGGCAGACACAATCTTGGAAGAAAGTGTCAAGATTAAAGTTGGGTGGTTTAGATTTAAAGTTAAGCCCTTGACGTTCGGTCAAATATGGGAAATGTCCGTGTACGCTAATGATATCAAAAAACCATCATGGGGTGAAGGAGACAAAATTAATATATTCAAAGCTCTTGCAGAACACGGCAACGATGCACGTCTCATGAATGAAATATTTATAAAATGCGCATTCAGAAAGACATGGAAACGTTGGCTATGGGGACGTTATATCCGAAAGAACTTGGATATTATCGCCTTCAACGAACTTGTAAAATTCGTAAGTCGTTCGTTTAATGCAAATTTTTTCTTAACCTCTATAACTTTCCTCACCCAAGTGTTGACGATAACGGAGCCGTTAACGACTCCCCCTGGGCAACAATCGGAGGAGTAATGAAGTATTTTCGTATGAGTTACGAGGAGGTCGTATTTAAGCGCTCATACCTTAACATTATGCTCCTCAATCGTTCTATCCCGACATTTGGTTCAAATGAGAATATTGATATGGGGCATGATGGCATAAAACAAAATGAAAACAAACCTCAATCTATAAAAAAGTCAATACACGCATCCGATTTCTTTATGGATATGATGGGCTAAAATAATATACAATATGGCAGCAGACGAGATACTTGGAATAAGCGGACAAATGGATATTTCCGACATACAGCAGTCATTAGATAAGCTGATAAATGACCTTAATTTACTCGGGGTAAAAACGGATGAAGTCAGCTCTAAGATGACTAAGGCATTGAATGATATTGCACAAAGTTCTGCATCTGACAGCGAAAAGACAAAGCAATCCGTGCATACCTTGAAGCAAGGTATCGAAGAAATCAACAAATCACTTGCCGATACGCCCGAAGCATTAAAGAAACTTGCATCGGAGGCTCAGACTGCGGAGGCAACCATTGATAAGCTCCAAAAAAGACTATCGGAAACAACCGAAGGTTCTCAGAAATGGAATGAGATTAATGAACAATTGAAGTCTCAACAGAGTTTAGTAGAGAAACTTAACAACGAATATTTATCAATGTTGGGTACATTTGGCAGTACTCAGCAGTATGTTGGTACTCTCAATGCTGCTATTGATACCTTGAATGCAGGTCGTTCTATATCAACGGCAGCAACTGGCGCAAATGCGACTGTTCACGCTGGGGCGGCAGCAGCCGTAGGCACAGAAAGTGTGGCGCACGGTGTTAATGCCGAGAAAATAGGCACAGAAACACAGGCGGTAAAAGATAATACACAAGCATACCAGAAAGCGGTAGAAGCAAACCAACAACGAACTGAAACGGCAAACGCAGAAGCGGCAGCACTTGACAAACTTACGGAACGGATATTGCAAGGCAAGACAAGTGAAGAGGAATACATTAAAGCCAAAGAAAGCGCAGAAGCACGTTATCGCCAATTAATGTCCGAGCAAACGGATTTGTTAGAAAAAGAGAAGAAGGCAAGAGAAGCGGCAACTACATTTAAAATTGTTGATGGCAACATCGTGGATAACAACAACGAAATGAACGCACGTGCTGCCGATGCCCTTCTGGAACGTGCCAACAAACTTAAAACTGAAGCAAACGAAATTGCAAGTAGCTTACAGCGACTTTCTGACGCATATACTTCAACAGCGCAAAAAGCAGAAACCGAGCAAAAGCGAGAAACCGAAAGCACAAACAAAACACTTGATGCAATACGAGCTAAAGAAGACGAATTAAAGAAGCTAAACGAGCAACTGGAGCAGATGCAAGCCCACCACGCCAACGGATGGGGCGGTGACTTCATTTCTACTATGCGCAAAGGGGACAACCCATTTACAACAATCAAAGACTATTTTGCCGAAGGTGACGCAATCAAGGAAAAGCAACAGCAAATTGCCGAAGTTACGGCACAGTTAGAAAAGTTGCGCACTGCTACAGAAGAAACAAAAACAGCATCCACCGATATGTGGAGCGGAATGTCAAAGAACGACATTGCAACCGTAATACAAGAAGATATAAACCAATTGAAGATACTTAAAAACGAGTATTCGGAAATTGCGCAGGTTTATGGAAAGAATAGTGACAAGGCAAATGAAAACAAACAGAAACAAGATGAAATAACCCGTGAAATAATCCAAGGTAAAGAAAAATTGCGCGAAATGGGTGCATCTTACAAAGATGTTACCGAAGAAGCAAAAAAGAGTGCGAAAGAAACGCAAAACATAGGAAAAGAAGCCGAAGCAGCAGGAAAGAAAGTAAAGGGAATATTCGGGGGATTGAAGAGTTCTTTTGCCGGATTGATGAAAGGTGATTTTTCTGCGTTGTTTGGGTTTGTTGGAAAAATCGGAGCTTGGGGAGCAGCAATAGCTGCTGTAGGCAAAGGATTGTATGATATGTCTAAGGCTTCAGAAGCTTTCCGTGTGTCATTACAACCGCTTGACCACTATATGGATTCCGACAAGATAAAAGACCTCCGACAGAATATTCTCGCATTATCCGCAACGACTTCAAAAAGCTGTGTGGATATGGCGCAATCAGCTACTCAGTTTGTAAAGGTGTGGGATGGTCTGAATGATTCTCCCGAAGCCTTGACGCGAATGATTAAAGCAGCTAATGAATTTGGAGCTTTGACAGGCAAGACATCTGCGGAGTCGGCAAAAAGCATTGCTGAAATATCTGGCGAATACCATTTAACGGCAGATGAAGCTACGAAAATGTCTAACGTTATTGCTACGGCTTCTCGCAATACAACATCGTCATTCGGAGAAATGGCAGAAGCCATAAAGTCCGCTGGTTCTACCGCGTCTCTTTATGGAATAAGTTTCAAGGAAATGTCGTCACTGATAGGATTCTCAAGCAATCAGTTCGGTGGTGCTTCTAAGGCTGCGTCAAAATTTTCTATGCTTTTGATGAGCATGTCAAAATTGCAGAAAGAATACAACCCTTCGATGGTTGGCATGGTTACGGCACTTAAAAACCTTAAAGAAGCATATGATAGAGGTGAAAATGTCGGAGAAAAGTTCATGGCTCGTAATAGAGCTACGGCTATGTATTTTATCAAAAATGCCGAAGCAATAGAAAAATACACAAAGACAATTGGTAACGCAGCAACCAAAGAAGAACTGTTAGCTGACATAAACACACGTGCAGACGTAAACCTTAAGAAGTTAAACAACGCATGGAACGGTTTTCTGACATCATTAAATGCCAACTTAACGCCTGTATTGACAAACATCTTGCGTTTCTTTAATAGGATAATTGGAGGAGCTTCACGAACTGCGGACGAACTCAATTATCTTAAAAATTACGACAAGAATCATAAAGGCTCAAGAAAAAGTGCGAAATATGTCGATTCGGCAACATCTGGAATGGGAGCTTTCCCTGAAAGTGCAGTCGTAGCCATGGGCGCAAACGAATCTTATCAAAGTAATAAAAAAGAAAACCTCGAGCTATACAGGAAGCAAAGAGACAGACTACAGAAATGGTACGAAGCAGGTGTAAATGCAGCCAAACGTCGTTATAAAAATGCAAGTTCTGTAGCACTCGCCAATGCTGGCGAAAATGTTGTCAGAAATGTACTGAAAAAGTCTGGTAATAAATATTCAGAATTCAATACTGATATTTTGGATGATTTCTTATCAAGACAGCGAAGAAGTACTTATGCGATGCAACAGAAAACTATCAATACTGATGTTAAGCTCGGAGGTATAGAAGGAACGCAAGAAAAAAACAAGACAGTAGAAAAGCAAAAGAAGGCGCAAGAAGAATTAAATAAGATGTTACTGGAACTTGAACAGAAGAACATCGACGCGACCATTGCACTTATGCAAGAAGGTACAGAAAAGAAGTTAAAAGAAATAGACAACGACTATAAGAAGCGTCTTGCTGAAATTGAAAAACAAGAAGACGAATTCCGTAAAAAGAACAAAGAAGCAGGAAAAGGAGCAACGTTAACGGATGCGCAATCAAAAGCTATTGAAGAGTCGAAAACACTTGCAAGTCAAGATAGAAGTAAAAAGATAGAGAAGCTAAACAACGACTTAATAGAAAGCGAGAAGTCGGGATTGTATGCCTTCTTGAAAGAATACGGCGACATACAAGATAAGAAACTTGCTATAACAGAAGAGTATGCAGACAAGATTGCAAAAGCAGAAAATGCTTATCAAAAGGCTTCTCTTGAACAACAAAGAGACAACGAACTGCGTAGTATTAACAAAGAAAACATCTTCGAACAGATAGATTGGGAGAATGTTTTTTCCGACTTATCTTCGCATACTAAAAAATATCTTGAATCATTGCGCAATCAGCTTCAAACGTTGCTAAAAAGTGGCAAGCTGACAGACATTGAGGATATAGCAAAAGTACAGGAAAAAATAAATGACATCAACTCTGAGATAAGCAAACAAGGAGGTCTTTTTGATTTTGTTGGTGAGAAGCAACAAGAACATATACGTCGCATCAATGAAGCTAAGGAAGCACAAGAAGCACTCAACGCTGCAAAATCCAAGGAAGCAGATATTGAAAAACAGTATGAAGAGGCATTGAGAGCAGCAAACTACAAAGCTACAGACCTTGGGGTACGTGCTATCGGTGATGATACGGCAGACATACAATCCAACCTTGACAAGTTCGGTATAGATAAGTCAACCAAGGAATACAATGAAATGTCTACACTTCTTTCCAAACTTGCAGTACTCGAAGGGAAGTTGGCAGAAGCGAGAAAAAAGACAGCAAAAGCTACAGCAGAAGCTAAGAACAAAGAGGACGGAGCGAAACGCTCATCAGCGCAGAGCGTAGCTGATTGGTTCACTAATGCGCAGGAATTTATCACTAAGAAGGGAATCGACGAGCTACCAGGACTGTTTGAAAATCTCGGAATGAGCGGTGTTGCAAAGAAAGCTTCTGAAGGTTTATCAGCATTCAACGATGCTTCGGGAGCAGCAGCTGATTTTGCAACAGGGAATTATGTCGGTGCTCTTACAAAGGGAGTATCGGCAATACAAGGATTTACCTCTGTTCTCGGCATAGGCGGTGACAACACAGCGAAAATGCAAAATAGCATTGATGCATTGACGCAGAAGAACAACGTCCTTGCCCAATGCTTGGATAATCTTAACGATACGATACAGAATAGTTCTCTATACAAGGCACAGGCTGCATACGAAGATGCTAAAAAGCTAACAGCACAGAGCGAAGCTAACGAGCAGAACAAGATGTACTATGAAGCAGAGAAACATGGAAGATGGAGAGTTTCGTTAAACAAGTCAGTTGAGGACAACAAAGGATGGAAGACAGCGATGTCGACAGTTTCATCACTACTTGGTAGAACAGTAAAGTCAAGTTGGGACTTCCTACACCTTTCCGCTGAAGAAATGGCAAAAATCCGAGATTATGACCAAGGTGAGACTTTGAACAAAATATTGAACGAATATCGTAAGGAAGGAGGTAAAAACGGAAAGTCTGGCGAGATACCAGATATGGTATTGAGTTACATCAAGAACTACGAAAATGCTCAAAAGAAACTTGATGAACAAATGACAGGACGACTTACAAACATGTCATTCGATGATTTGAAAAGTAACTTCAAGAACACGTTGAAAGATATGAGCAAGAGTGCCAAGGATTTCGCTGATGATTTCAGTGGTTACCTTTTTGATGCCGTCATGGATGCTAAAATCGGAGATTTGCTTGACAATGAATTGCAAAGTTTCTATGATGAATGGGCAAAAATGGCAGAAAACGGGCTTACTTCTGACGAAATATCTCAACTTAACAAGAAGTATAACGACATTGTTCAGAAAGGAATGCAATATCGTGACGAAGCAGCTAAGATAACTGGGTACGCAGAAGTGTCTTCCCAGTCAGCTACAAACAAAGCTATCGAAGCAATAACAGCTGACCAAGCAAGCACGTTGATTGGAATTGGCTATGCTATGCAAATAGCAGTTGAACAAGGAAATGAGACAAGAGCGCAGATATGTGCAGATATAAGTGTAATGCGCAGCTTTGCTGAAAATATGGCTGTAAATATGACCGAAATGCGTGACATTCAATATGAAGGTCTTGGGCAGTTACAACAAATAGTAAAAAATACAGCTCCTATCATACTGATACGTGAGGATATTGCGAACATGTATAACTTAATGAAGAAAAATTATTAAAATGAAAAATCAAGCATTTATAAAATTGGTAAGCGAAAATAATGATGCTTATATCGACATATCTACCTACGGTGTAACATTAACAAGAGGATGGAGGGAAGCTCTGCTTACTCCTCCTCCTGTAAAATCATTCGTCTCGAACGATAGTCGTTTAGAAAATGGAGTGTCAGTGTTGGCAGCTGCAAAATATGCAAAGAAAGACAAACGGGAGGTTAGTCTATCTTTCTTTTTAGAAGGTTCGACACAAGAAGATTATCTCGACAAATACGAAGCTTTTCTTGACAAAATAGCTTACAGTGGAGAATTTTGTCTAAAAGTACCTTGTCTAAAACGTGTCTTTAAGTTTGTTTATTCGCAATGCTCAAAATATGGGGATTACGGCTTGAAAAAAAGTAACTTTACATTGCGATTAACGGAAAACAACCCTAACGACAGAGAAAAAATATGATAAACATATACAATCTTGACGGCGAGATAATAATGCAAGCGCCTATCACAAAAGAAGCACAACGAGAAGAAGAGCTTTCAAAGTCCGACTTTATCTCGTTGTCTTTTAGTGCTGCTTGTAAAATCATTTTACCCGTCGGAGCTTACATTGTACACACGTATTATATAGACCAGACACGCAAGGTGACACAGCGTTTTTCTCTGCTTGAACCTTACGAGCCAGTGCAAACTGACGAAATGTCGTGGAAGTATACGCCGGAGTTTCAGCATCCGAAAATGTTGTTAGGCAAAATACCTTTCTATATAAAAACAAAAAACTCGCAAAACGAGACCATAAAACAGACTAACTGGACTTTCGTTGGTACGCCTGATGTTATAATGGGTAAAATATGCGATTTCCTAAACAATGATATTCAGTTTGGCAAATGCGGATGGAAGTCAGTTTTGTCTGGTGAATTAAAAAATTCTTTATCCGTATCGTTTTCTGATAATGACGTATTGTCTGCTTTGTCTTCTATAGCAAATGCGGAAGGAGATACGTGTGAATGGCATATAGATTACGACAACGAAGACATTTATCTTGGCAAAGTTGTCTTGGATGAAGTTGCTGTGCCGTTAGAAGTAGGAAGAAATATAGGAACTCCATCTGTCACAGAAAGCAAAGAGAATTACTATAATGCATACACCGTGTTTGGTGGTACACGTAATATTACACAGACAAACAGTTTAGGAGAGAACGTTTCTTCAAGTGATATACGATTGCAATTAGCAAGCGGAAAAGGGATTGTCAGCATTAACGGTAAAGAAGTTGAATACACTGTAGACGATTTCTCTACGATAGACTTGCGCAAAGACAAGACCAAAGAACCTTTGCTGACAAAAGTACTGAATTTCTCTGACGTTTTCCCTTCGCTAAACACTTATGTTTACAAAGTTAGAGGAAGACAAAAATATGTTCTTGATGATACTACGAAAAAGAAAATACCACTTACATATAATGCTGACGGCAGTGTTGCAACGTATAAAACCTTCACGGTGTGGTATATGCGCCTTGCGTACTGCACAAATACAGAAGACAAGACCAAAAAACTTGTGAATAAAACTGTAGACGATGGGGTAACACATTATTGGTATGACTTTGAAATAACCGACAATTTAATTGTTAACGGCAAAACATTGTCATGCTCATTCGAAGCGAATACGAACATTAATGCATTGTCTACCCCGTTGGCAGGTCGTGGAACAAATGGAGAGCATGTTGGTTTTGAGCTGAAATATCACAAGGACAATTATTCAGCGCATGATTCTGATGATGTAGATTCAGCCAATTTTAATATTTTGAGCGGTGACTATGAGATAATTTATCAAGAAGAGAATAATCTTATAATACCGACAAATGAAAATGAAAGGTTGATACCTCGTGGCGAATCTTTGCCAAATTTAAGCTGTAATATTACTGTCCTGTACAATATCGCGATGTCTGAACAATATCAGAAAGACGCACAAGAAAAATTGTTGAACAAAGCGATAAAAGAAATTGAACGGTTAAATTCAGATTTAAACAACTACGAATTTTCTGTATATCCGCAGGTGTTTGAAGCAAATAATCCGAGATTACAAATTGGACAAAAGGTAAAATATAGCGATGGTCAAGGTTATACACTTGACACTCGAATTTTAAAGGTAACGACCAATCTGGATTATGATTTTATTCAAGAAATCACAGTCGGCAATCAGGCGAACAAGGGAACTGTCACACAATTAAAAGATGATGTGCAGACAATCATTGCTAATAGTTCAAATGGTAACGGCAGTAGCTATTCTGGTTCACAATTTAATAGTATCGTCTCTAAATATGGCAGCAAGTACTTTCTGTCGAAGCAATATGACGATATTGCTCAGGGACAGATACGCTTTATGAAGGGTCTTAAGATAGGTGACGGTGAAAAGGGTGTCGATGCGGAGGGTAATGCAGTGTTGGGCAACGCTGTGCTGCGACGTATCGTGTCACTGGGCTATAACGGGGCGACACAGCAGGGGTTTGGCATCGTAGACCGTGGCGACGGCAAGTATAGGCTTGACATTCACGAACTACAGGTGTGGGGCAAGGCTATTTTCCAAGAGTTAGAGGTGAGGAAGCTGTCGTATGCCGGTGGCAATGTGTACCTGAGCGGTTCGGGCGGCAAGATATTCAAGACTGAGGAGCTGATAGAGGCTGGCGTGCTGAAAGGCTGGCGCTGCTGGCTGCTGGCCGACGACGGCACTACGGCTACGCAGAACTTGTGGCGTGTGGGCGACCAGGCCCGCTGCCAGACGTTCGGGCTTGCCAACAAGCAGAAGCCGACGCGCTCGTGGTGGCGACTGGTGACGGCTGTGAGCGATGAGAATGTGGCGCTGACTGACGAGGAAGGCAATGTGCTGTATGACGGCAAGAAGTTCGGGTGGATAGAGATAGCCAAGGACAACTGCGAGCTGGGCAGCGACGTGCCGATGGCTGGCGACACAATTGTGCTTGACGGCAATCAGAATCCTAACGAGCGTGACCGCCAGGGCGTGATGATACTGGAGACGACGGGGCCTGGCACTCCTCGTATTGTGGCGTATAAGGGTGTTTTGGGATATTCGCATGAGGGCTGCGAGGTGTTCTATGTTTCGCCTGATGGCTGTAAGTTTGTGTCTACGTCGTTTGAGTGGGTGTCGCCTACTGGTGACACGATACACATTGTGAACTACAGAGGCGAGTGGCAGAATGGTGTGAGCTACAGCTATTATGACCAGGTTTCGCATAATAACGGTGTGTGGCTGTGTACTAACAGCGAGGGCAGCACTACGGAGCCTAAGGAGGGCAACGCCGACTGGCAGCTGGTGATGAAGGCGGAGAAGGGCGAGAAGGGTGATACTGGCGACCGTGGCCCTCAGGGAGCGCAAGGAGAGCCAGGAGCGGACGGACAACCAGGAGCGCAAGGCAAACCAGGTAAGGACGGTGAGAGCGCTATTGTTGCGTTATGGAATCCTAATCCTCTCGTACTCTCTACTGAACGGGACAGCGACGGCAATGTGTCTGCTGTGATAGATTCGGACAGTGTAGCACGGGTAAAATTCAGTCGTGACGGTGAGGACTGGGGTATGAGTCATATTCTCGGCTACCCTTCCGCGCAACCGAGAGGTTGTGACGCGGTAGTGGAAGCAGACAACGATGGTTTTTACGTCCGTATCAAGGATGTCTTTCAACATACTGTCACGGCATCTGACGGCACGACCATTCTGGTGCCAGTGACTACTGCGAGTGTCACTTTAGCTGCGAGGTATAAAGCTGCTGATGGTACGGACAGCTATATCTATACCACGCTGAAGGTGGACATTGAAGTGTCGGCGGTGTGGGGCGGCATCGAGATGAATATGTACGGGTTGACAAGTAGTTTCTCTGAGATTAGCAACAAATACAATAACCTACCTCTGAAGACACAGGGCGAGCTGACGGACTACACTTCGACTATCAAGCAGACGGCACGGGATATTTCGCTGAAGGTGAGCGAAACGGCTGTGGGCAGGAAGAATTTGCTTGTTGGGAGTGCGCTGAGAAGGCAGGGTGAAGGAGTGTTTCTCGTTGGTGATTCCTTTATTTCTATACTTGAACAATATAACGGAGTTAATTCGTGTTGTTGTTCAAAAAAAGGTTTCACCGGCCTAAAATGGTGTTATAATACGTATGTAGGCGGTCGTAATATCAAAGTCGAAAAGGGTAAGAAATACCATTTTTCCGTGATGGCAAAAGCGACGACACCCATTACTGTGGCATTAGAGGCGGTTTGGACAAAGAATGCTACAAGTGTCGATTCGGCAGAAGGATATAAAGGGCCTAATGGCAGTGGCTTTGTGGCGCAGAAAACGGTTGGAACACAATGGGAACGTATTGAAGGAGTTATAACAGTGCAACCTGATGCTCCTTATGAATACATACAGGTAGACATACTTACAAATCTTGATAAAGATGGCGCATTTTACCTCAGCCAGCCTATGCTCGTCGAGGGCGACGAATATGTAGGTTGGTCGCTGTCGAAGGAGGATGCGGATTATGTCGGGGGCAATTTGCTTGATAATACTGATACGTTGCATGTAGGAGGCAATCTGACTTGGCGTGATGAAAGCTATTCGACTCTACATCCTAAAAATGACAGCGCTGACGAAAAAATTAGGCAGACGTATAACGGTCTGCCTACGCTGAATACTGACATTAGAAATGCTACTAATGTCAATAGCATTAATATGCTGGAGTGGACTTTAGGTGACGATGTGGTGAAAAAAGGACAGGACTATATGCTCTCGTTTATGGCAAAGGGTAATATCGGAGGTAAGTTCGTAGCGTACTTATACAAAGACGGTAATCAAGTTGTATATACTGAGGTATTAGACAGAGTAGACGGTCCTAATCAACATCAAGCAGCAGACGGCAACGCTCAGGTGGAGTTTAAGGAAGACTATGTATGGAAACGATACTGGGTGCACTGGAGAGTGGTAGGCGGCAATCTGCCTAAATACGTGCTTATACGCTGTATGCAGGGTTGTGACCTCTATGTATCTCAGCCGAAGCTGGAATACGGCGCTACGGTGACGGAGTACACGACAAGTCGCTCTATGTCGTCGCGACTGCTTGCTGCTGGCATTGATATTAACAGCAAGCAGATAACGCTGACGGCAGACAAGACGGTGTTCAGAGACCAAAGCGGTAAAGAGACCGCTGTGTTCAAGGACGGTGCTATTAATGCTAATCTTATAAAAGCTAAGCAAGCGGTAATCGACACTCTGAGAACCGAGAGCGTGGAAGCAGGGAATCTGAATGTGACAGGCAGCAGTAGATTCGGAATTTGGGCGATTGAGCACGATGAAAATCTTGGTTGCGACATTATCACAGCTAACGACACGACAGTAGGAAACGTAAATATAAGCGGCAGCATGATACAGTACACACCTGCTTTTGTGCGCAGCGGCAACCCAATTTCAGGATATATGCGTACTGGAGCACAGGTGACTGAGTTCGGTTGTGGTGACGGTGCCGGCAATTATACTGGCATCTGGCTGGGCAAGTCGGCTTACACCGTTGCAAGAGGCGCCACAAACGATTGGGGCTTGCCGACGGGCTACGCGATACCCGGTGCTACGTTTGGTACAGCACAACTGACTGCTTATGTATATTCGCCATTCGGGGGTGAGACTCCGGCAGTATATCTTTACAAACCTCAAGGAGGCATCGTGATGGAGACTAATGCGGCTATCCGTGGTGTGTTTGTAAATCATGTGCATGACACCGGAAGTGATTCGGGCATGGGCAACAGTACGGGGCTTGTGGTAGCTAAAAATGAAAGTTACGCAATCACCGTATCGTTACCGACACAACCAATCGCAGGTCAGCAGGTGACAGTGATACAGAAGGGTGGCGGAAAGGTCTACATAAAGAGCAACAAAAAGAATATCCGAACCGCAGGAGGAACAGATGTGACGCAACAGCGTCTGTCTAACTCGCGAGGACAAATATCTCTGTTTATCTATGACGGCACGGATTGGAATTGCACGTACATTACAGGCCGAATGAGTGAGTATTAAGGCTATTTATAAATGATGGAACTATGAAAAAGATTGTAAGAGGTAATGATTTTACGCTTCGCATCCCGGTGCGTAAAATCGTGGGCGGACAGACGGAGAAGTTTCCGTTGCCTGCCTGTGAGGAGGTGGAGGTGAATCTTGTGAATGCCTTCAGGCGCAGAAAGCTGACGTTCGCGATTAGTGCGGAAGACGACTCGCTGATAGAGGCTACGGTGCGAAGCTCGGAAATGGCACTCGGCTCATACGCCCTGGAGGTACACGGAAAGCTGTTCGGCTGTTCTTGGCGCAGTAACGAGTATGAGCAGATTATGCTCGTGGACAATAATGCAAAGGGTGATACGGCGTTTGGCGAGGTGATAGAGGGCGAGGACTCGGTGGAGATGGACACGGCTATCGTTGTGCTGCCTCCGAGCGTGGAGCTGGGCAAGCTGATTGAGAGCGCTGGCGAGGCTATCGGCAATGTGGACGCTAAACTGAGCGAGGTGGACGTGCGCATAGACAAGGCTGTAGGGGATGCTGGCGCTGCTACCATATCGGCTAATACCGCTGCCGGATATGCTAACGAGCAGGGCGACCGTGCCAAGGCGCTGGCTGACCATCCGAACATCATCGGTGAGGACGGATATTGGATGAAGTGGAATGAGGAGACGGGAGAATATGAAAAAACAGACAAATACTCCAAGGGTTCGTTTGATTACCCGACGTTTGACGTGGTAGAAGGTAAGCTGATTGCCTGTATCACGGAGGGCGATATGGACAGATTCAAATTGTCGGAAGAAGGACATCTGCTCGTAGCACAGAACTAATACGAAGAACGATTTTTATAATAACAAGTGAATATGGAAAAGAAGTACATTGACATGGGTAGTGTCGGCATGCACCCTAAAGGGGCATACGACGCGAGTGTGACTTACTGTAAGCTACAGCTTGTGACGCACGGCGGCAACACCTATCTGAGCAAGGCGGACGGCAACATCGGGCACGAGCCTGTGGGTGAGGACGAGTGGTGGAGCCTGCTCGTGGACGCTAAGAGCGCTCACGACGGTGCTCAGAGTGCGCAGGAGGCTGCTACGGCTGCCAACGCTGCTGCTAAAACTGCTAACGACAAGGCAGCGGAAGCGGCTAAGGCTGCGGAGAGCGTGACTACAGCTACGGCTGGGCTACAGGCTGCTTTGGACAAGGTGGATGCAGCGGCTACGGCTGCGACTTCGGCATCGGCATCGGCACAGGCTCAGGCGAGTCGTGCGCAGGAGGCTGCTGAGCAGGGCGAAGCTCTCAACCTACAGCTTACCGACACGCTGCGTAAGGCTAAGGCGGAGGTGGATAAGGCTGTGGCTATTAACAATACGGCAACAGCTAATGAGCAGGAGCGCGTGAAGGCTGAGCATGAGCGTGCAGAGGCTGAAACTCAGCGCACGGAGGCTGAGACGCAGCGTGCGAGCAACGAGACGAACCGCACGGAGGCTGAGAACACACGAGGCAACGACGAGAAGCTGAGAGCGGAAGCGGAGGCGCGACGTATGGCTAACGAGAAGCTGCGAGTATCGGCTGAGCAGGAGCGTGCTGATGCCAGCCAGCAGGCTGTGATGTCTGCACAGTCGGCTGCTGACACTGCCAACGCTGCTGCTGATGCTGCCAACAAGGGTGCGGCCTCGACAGTGGATGCGGTGAGAGCAGCCGAGAACGTCAATGCCACTCTTGCCGACGACGGATTGCTGACTGTTACCAATCGCGAGGGTGAAAGCAAGAGTGTGAAAGTCGGTGAGGGCGAGAAGGTGAATCAGCTTGTAGTGGACATGAAGGAGACTAAGGAGGCTGTGGCACAGAACGCTGCTGACATTGCCGAACTGAAGGAGAACGTTAAGGATTACTATGTAGGCGAGAACGACGAGGTGACGGGCGACCCTCACTTCAAGAACTGCAAGGGAAACAAGGAGTTCTTGGGCGATTGGCATCCGTACCTTATCGACCAAACCGACAACACTGGCGAGGCTACACACCCTGTAGGTCAGTTGATGGACAATAATCACTTCCGCTTTGTGTCGGGTGCGTTTGCGCCTACCGTGGGTATTACGGAGGCGATGCGTGCTGCGTGTGATGTACAACTCTATACCGATGCCGAGCACACAACTCCATTGACGCTGAAAAATGGTGTTGTTGTGACAGATAAGGCTGGCGCACATCCTTACGATGCAACAGAGGTGTACAACTCGCTTGGTTTGGTAGACTTGTACGACGGAGAGGGTAACAAGGTGCGTCAGCTGTTGCCTTGGGAGACCACAGAGACAAAGTATTCGGTGATGATCGGTCGCTACGACACCCTATATCCAGTAGACCGTCAGACTGGCGATAGCGGTAAGGTGTTGACGGGCATCTTCAAGCGTCAGGTGCGCTATGATGGCATTGATACTGGCAGATACCCTCTGCTTGGAACGGCTCTGTCTCCTTGTCCTGTTACTACGGTAGGCAACAAGACACGCAACTTCTTCTACGTCTATGCCGTGGGTGACACAAACACCACCAACGGACCGAGCGGAGCAGGCGAGAATATGTGTTCGATGTACGTAAACGATGGTAGAACATATCCTCGTATATCGGATATGACTCAGGTGAGCAACATGCAAAAGGCTCGTGCCAACAATGCTGACACCAATGCGCCACTGCCCTTTGCCGAAGGAGGTTTTCATGGTGTCAACACCTTTATACTGTGTATGGAGCTGCTGTATGGAACAAAGTACTTGCACGACAATAATTTGTTTGGTTCGGGCATATCAAGCAATGACGCTTGCAACTCGGAGAATACATGGCTCGACAATGGCGGTGTGCGATGCAAGGAACAGGGTACGGAAGAATGGACATATCGCGGATTTGGCGATAGCACACCATTTGGACATAACGAAAAGTTGGAAAAGAATAACTTTTCGTGGTTCGTGAATTTATATCGTTCAAAGGAGCAGTGCATGGAGAGCCAGATGGCAGCATCGTGGGCAGCAGAGTTCGGAATTGCTGAGAACACCGAGTATGAGGCGTATGGCGTAACGTACCGCTATAAGAACATAACGGGCGTAAAGGGCTTGGCTGACGGAGTGATGAACTGTAAGGTGTATCGCAAGAAGATTGGCACTTGTAAGGGCTACAAAGACGCTAACACGCTTGCTACATACGACCTTGAGCTAAGTCTTAGAATGAGTCTCATGCACGGCATGAACGTCAGTGGTGATGTCTTTGCTTATTGGGGAGGCGGCTGTGAGATGGTGGGCACTAACAAGGTGCAGACCAACGGCAGCTACAATGCCGAGCAGCTGTTAAAGAACTACATAGATTTCTATCTTGAACCCAACCAGTCAAAGTGGGTGAATGAGTCTGGTGTCAGCAAGAACAATCTTGGCACATTCGGCTTCGAGTCTACGTATGGTAAGATTGGTACTTTCGGTTCTCCTATCTTGTCGGACGGTTACTGTAAGAATAGACTTGGGTATATCCCATACAAGATTGCCGATGGAGGAAATCTTAGCAGTTGGCAATGCTTCTACTCGTGGGCATTTCCGTACTGGAGTTCTACTCTCAACCAGCGCGTGCGCATAGCCGTGCGCTTTCGTGGCGATGCGAGTCATGCGTATTGTTCGCCTCGGTTTCTGAATGCGAACCACTCGGCTGCTATTCCGCACGTGTTTTATGGCGGTTCTGCCCAGTGTCGCATCGTGCAATAGGCGCAGCCGGGTGCAACTTAGTGCAACGTTGTGCAGCGCGGTGCAACCGCGCCATGTCTTTGGCAATCAGAAACAAAATTAGTAACTTTATAGTGGTTTAAAAGATAGAATAAAATGAATCAAGACAAAATATTTCCTCAAAACCAGAACAAGCTCGGCATGAGGGCCGAAGCCTCTGAAGCCTGCATGAGAGGTGACGCTATCCATATAGATGATGGCTAAAGAGGTTGGTGTCTCCGAGCCGTGCGCTTTCGTGGCAATGCGAATAATGCGAATTGTTCGCCTCGGTATCTGAATGCGAACAACTCGGCTGCTAATACGAACGTGAATAATGGCGGTTCTGCCCAACGTCGGGCATCATAAATGATGCAGAACCAATAACACGGGAACACCACTCTCGCTCAGGAGAAGCAGAAAATATCAAAGACAAGGGATGTGAGCGTAGCACGATGGCTGTACGTGATGCGGCGAACGTGACCGAGAGACATTCTGACGGGCAGACAGTTCCGTCAACTTTTTAGCCCGACACTGATTATTAACAACGGAGCAATCCGCACAAAACATATTATTAACGTGCATAGACCCAACTACATACCCTTCGTTGCTGACGACTACCTCAGAGCAGTGGAGAGTGCCGCTAAGGGCAGAAAGAAACGCCCAGAGGTGGCGGAGGCATTGAAGGATGTAAAAGGGCTATGCGCAAGTATTGAACAACATCTCAAAGATGGAAGCTGGCATGAGGACATCAAGTACTGGAAGCTGACCAAGGTGAACAACAACAAGAAGGTGAGGCATATCGACGCGCCTACGTTCAGAACTTTAGTGTATGAACATCTGCTGAAGAACAAGTTGGAGCCGATATACCGCAGACGCGACCCGTTGGTGTCGCTTAACTGCAAGGAAGGGTGCGGTATTACTCCGTCGGCAAAGCACAAGGAGCTGAAAAGCAACTATGTTCTTCCAAGAGTGAAGCACCTGTTTTACGATCTGCGCGAAATGGACTGGGTAGTGACTGCCGATCAACGAAAATGCTATATGCACGTGAAGCCGAGCGTGCTGCGCAAGGAGCTGAAATACCTTATTGGTGACAAGTGGCTGATAGACTTTGCCGTGGAGTTGTGCTTTGTTGACGGGCAACTGCCTGTAGGCACACCGACGAGTCCGCTTGCTCACCATATACTGATGCTGAGATTCCATGAGTGGCTGTGCCGAAACACTGAATGGCGATTGTGCTATGCAGATAATTGCATGGTGGCTTGCCGAACAAGGGAGGAAGCGCAACGGATGAAGTGGAGGATAAGGCAGTACTGGTGGTATGAGCTGAAGATGAGGGCGAAGCGTGGCGATACAAGGATTACCGACATCAACGACAAGCGAGGGATTGACTTCTGCGGTTATAGGGTGATACGCAACAACGACAAGAGCGTGACGGACTCGAACAAGGGCTATTGCCTTATACGCAAAGACACGCTATTGAGAGCGAGAATGTGCAATAACGATAATTCGTGGGGCAGCTACTTCGGACTGATGCGTCATACTGACGGATTCGGAGAGATGGTGAAAATTGAGAAAGATATGAAGCTACGAGAACTGACAAAGAAGATACGCATAGACCGCAAGATGGACGCTCCGAATATAAAGCCACTGGAGTTGGCACGTAGCGGACAGGCGTTCACTGTCTTCGACTACGAGATACGCAAGAGCGAGAAAACGGGCGAACCTAATTGGATAAAGATGCTTATCGGTATGCCGGAGGTGACTGCTGATGGTGAGCTGACGGGCAAGACAATAGCCAGAGAGGTGCATGGTGGCATGATGGGTATCGTGGCGTGGATGGTGGAAGCAGAGAAGGAATATGGCAAGAAGACCTTGCTGCCGTTGGAGGACGTGAGGATTGTGGACGAGTGCGGATATATCTTTGAAGGCTCGACTAATCAGATGGAGTATATCGAATGCTGAATTTTAAGTGTTAAATGTTAAATTATTTTGATTATGGAGAAATATTATTTTAGCGAGGCACAGCCACGATTGACTGTTGGCGATGGTGTTGTGTTGCTGCTTATCAACGGTCAGGAGAAGACGCAAATAGAACGTCCGGAAACTTTTAGTTCTGACTTGAAAGACATGTGGGCTGTGGTGGAACGCAAGGTGTGGGTGTATGACGGTGTGCGCCTGGAGACTGGCGGCATGACTTCGGAGGCAGCTCTTACTGCTGCCGCACAGAAGATGGTGCTTGCGGAGATTGAGAAGCATGACACGTCTTCTGCCGTCAACGGCTTTATCCTCAACGGACAGCGTGTGTGGCTCGACAAGGCTACGCGTGTAGGACTGATGAACTCGACGACCATTGCGAAGGCCATGGGACAGGCTACAACGACGCTGTGGCTGGGCGATGTGAAGCTGGTGGTGGAGTGCGACAAGGCGATACAGCTGCTCTCGGCACTGGAGATGTATGCCCTTGAGTGCTTCAACGTTACGGCTGCGCACAAGAAGGCGGTAGCGGAAATGAGCACGGTTGAGGAGGTACTTGGGTATGATTATACCGCAGGCTATCCAAAGATGCTGGAAATGAGTGTTTAAGTGAAAAACGAAGAGTGAAAAGTGAAGAATCCGATAGTTAAGAGAGCACATGGATTTTTCACTCTTCACTTTTAACTTTTAACTTTAAGAATATGGTAGTATTGAGTTTTGTTGCAGAGCTGCTGTTTATAGCGATGCTCTGCGTGGTGATTAATAAGTACGGTGTGCCGGATATGGTGAGCACTATCTACTACTTGCTTGGCAAGAGAGGTTGGGTGTTTCAGCTGGTGATGATTGCATTCGGTGCAATGATGATGGTGTGCTTGCTTGACAGCGGACTGGGTGTGCAGTGCCTTGCTTTCTTGGCTTGTGCAGGGCTGATGTTCGTGGGTGCTGTGCCGAGGTTCCTGGATGAGAGCGAGAGGAAGGTGCATAAGACGGGTGCTATAATATCGGCTGTGGCGAGCGTCGGATGGTGTCTTACGGTGAACTGGAGGATTGTGGTTGCATTATTAGGGTGGTATGCAGTGTACTGGGCATGTAGGAGCGAGGACGACCATCCGTGGCTTATGGCGGAGGTGACGGCGATATGGATGGTGCTGCTGACGTATTGGAGCACGGTGGGGTAAGTGTTGGATGTTAAATGTTGAGTGTTAAATGTTAAATGTTAAATGTTGAGTTATGAAGGTGATATATAACAGCATCATTCCCTTTCCGGGCTTCAAGGCGATTAACCTGTTTGGAGTGCTGTTCGTGCGCAAGGGATGCACGATGAGGGAGACGGACATCAACCACGAAATGATACATACTGCCCAGATGAAGGAAATGGGGTATGTGTTGTATTACGTTTGGTATCTGGTGGAGTGGCTAATCAAGTTGGCAATGCTCAGAGACTGCCACAAGGCTTACAGAGCCGTCTCTTTCGAAAGGGAGGCATACACTTACGAGCCTAACTTGATATATTTGGATCTGAGGAACAAATATGCATGGAGAGAATATATAGTAAAAAAGTGAAATATTTAAAAAAGAAAAGAGAATGGTAAAGGTTACTAAGGTGCAGCTGTTGCAGATTATGCCTACAGCTGCGAGCAGGATTGACAAATTCCTCTCGTATATCAACAGCTATGCGGAAGTGTTCGAGATTGACACTTATCTGCGCATGGCTCACTACTTGGCTCAGATAGCACATGAGAGCGGTGAGCTGAGGTGGACGGTGGAACAGGGCAGCAAGGGCTACTTTGACAAGTACGATACGGGGAAACTGGCGAAGATGCTTGGGAACACTCCACAGAGGGACGGCGACGGCTACAAGTACCGTGGCAGGGGTCTGATTCAGATTACTGGACGCTCGAATTATGACGCTTATAACCGCTCAGCTTACTGCAAGGGCGACGTGATGGCGAATCCTGAGCTGCTGGAGAAGCCTTTGGGTGCGGTGAAAAGCTCGATGTGGTGGTGGAAGACGCACGGTCTGAACATACTTGCAGACAACGACGACGTGGTGAAAATCACGAAGAAGATAAACGGCGGTCAGAACGGATTGAAGGAACGGTGCGGGTATCTGGCGAGAGCGAAGAGAGCGTTGGGGATATGCAAGTGAGAGTTAGAATGGTGTAGGTGTGGCAGAGGGAATGACATTAATAATTAATCATTTAGAAAAAGGAATGGAGAATATGCAAGTAGTAGAAATTGTAGTATCGGTCATAACTGCTTTGGGTGGTTGGGAAATGATTAAGTACTGCATGAACAGAAAGACCAACCGCCGAAAGGAGGAAGCCGAAGCCGACAACGTGGAATTTAACGTTTTACGAGAGGCTATGGACTTTTTGCAAACACAGCTCAAAGAGAAAGAGCAACGGTTTGCAGAACAGACCGATTTGGTGAGAAAGCAGAATTTAGATATTTTGCAGATAAATAAGGAAAAGGCGCAGTTAGAACTTGAACTACAGCGCTATAAGTGTGTAATTAAGGGTTGCATGAAACGTGACCCACAAAATGGTTATTAATCAGAAGGTATGAAAAAGTGGATTGTGTGCTTTGTGCTGGTGTGTTCGCTGTGCCTGAATTGGCTTTTATACTGCGAAAATGGCAAAGGGCGGATAGAAGGGCGGATAAAAACGGACACAACGAGGGTGACGGTGGTGGACACTGTCCCCTACATGAAGCCTGTAGCGAGGGACAGCGTGGTGGTGAGGTATGTGACCAAGAAACTGCCTATTGTACATGATACAGTGCACCCTATCTGTATAGATAGTGCTGGTGTTAATATACCTATCATTCAGAAACAGTATTGCGACAGCACCTATACTGCCTGGGTGAGCGGATATGAACCATCATTGGATAGTATAAGGGTGTATAAGAAACGAGAGGTGGTGACGGTAAGCAAGATAATAAAAGAACCTCCTAATAGGTTTGTGATTAGCTTAAACATTGGCTATGGGCTTACTCCCTATAACGGCTTACAGCCTTATATAGGCGTTGGTGTCGGGTATAAACTATTTTCATTCGGTAAGTAATATGAAATACGTAATATTGATATTTTTTGGTATCTTTGCTGTTATCTCGGCATTTATGCCAAAGTATGAAAATAGCCAAGTTGTCAAAGATAATTTGACAACTGACAAGAAACATTCAGTTATTAAGAAACGCTTAACAACTGAAAAAAGGAATAATTAGGTATGTTTTAGGTAATTAGATTGTTTTAGGATGTGCCTTGCTTGTCTGTGATAGATAGGCAAGGCTTTTATTTCCAAATTGTTACAATAAACCTCTTTTGTGTATTTTTTTATCACATAAATCAAGTATATACTAACAATTCGAAAAATTAACAATCAAAATAACTGCATTCTGACATTTTTTGTTATATTTGCACGATGTCAGATAATAAACAAAACGATTATGACAGATGAAAAGAAAAAGACACTCCTTTCTGTCATGGATGGAATGGACGTGAGCGAGGTAATCTCGCTGTTAATTATGAGCGGCAACAGCTATTCAAGAAGGCTGTTGAAATTTATTAAATGGATAACTAAATGGCTACCTATATGTATAATGGTGTGGCACAGCTTTGCTATGTGGGACTTCTCGCAAAATCCACGAGAAATGTTTATCGTGCATTCAGAGCATTGGCCCAGCTACACATTTATATATGTGTTACTGTATGTGCTGCCGATTTTGCTTATACTATTCAGTAGATTCTTCTGGCTGTGTTGGGTGTACAGGATTCCGTTCTTTTACTACTTCGGTGTCAATGCAATACACCTTACGTACTGGTCGTGGTATACCACAAATGAAATGGTAATGTCATGTATGTCTATAATAGTGATGACAGGAGTATTCTACCTGTATTGGACGATTGACTGGTTCTTAACAAGAACAAGGATAGGCAAAAGAATTTTCTTCTAAATGCGAAAAATATGAAAAGGAAAGTTTTTAATTACTACACCTTGGCTCAAATTCTGAAATCTCTGTATGAGAGCTGTATGAAAGCGTGGGAACAACAGAAAAACGGAGAAAAGGTAACAGCTTGTGGAATGTCAGATGAAGATATAGAAGAATTATGCGAAGACTATCTTCCGAATCTGATGAATCCTATGATGTCTAAAGAAGAAGTACAACGTAAGCTTGGTGTCAGTGAAGCTACACTCAACAGAATGGTAAAAAGAGGAGATATTCCAAACGGACAGCAAGACGTAGGAGGTCATGTTAGATGGTGGAAGAAATGGGACATACTGCCGTTTATAAGAAAGACCCATAAGAAATGATAGTATATGCTATCAACCTAAATAACTGATTTACAAGGGATAATAAAAAGTGTGAGCGTGTTATGGCTTTATTTGTCGTAACACGCTAATTTTGTGTCTGTAACGTTACAATAGTGTTAGTAAATCTATTAAGGTAAAAACTGAAAAAAGATTGTTATTATGGAGAGTAAAACTTACGTATTCGGAGAGAATGGTCCTGGTACTGGTGGCGGTCTTAATAGCATTTTGGCTATGCTCCCAGCACTCATGCAGAAGCAGGGCGTAGACCCAAGCTTGTTTGCCCTTTGCAACGGCAAGAGCAACGGCAATGGTTGGGGTGAAAATCTGTTCGCTATCTTGCTTCTGTTTATCCTCATGGGTAGAGGTAACTTCTTTGGCGGCGGTTTTGGCGGCGGCATGATGCCTAACGGACAGGGTGGCGTTGTGCCAATGATTAACAACGATGCGAACACAGCTGTTATCATGCAAGCTGTTCAGCGCAATGGCTATGATGTTCAGAGCTTGGCAACAGCCCTCAACACTTCGAGCGATGCTGTAATGGCTGCTATCAACAGCTTGGGTCAGCAGGTATGCAACATCGGTAATCAGATGGGGTTGAATACCAATCAGATAATCACCGCTCTCATGCAGGGTAACAACGCTATTGCCACACAGTTGGCTGAGTGTTGCTGCAAGACCAACAACGCCATTACCGCAATGGACGGTAACGTGAAGCTGGCAATGTGTCAGCAGACGGGAGCTTTGACGAACGCTATCAACAACGTGGCTGTTGGTCAGGAGCGTGGTTTCTCTAATGTTGCTTACGAGACGCAGCGTCAGACTTGCGACTTGCACAACGCCATTAAGGATAGCACCCAGACCATCGTAAACGGTCAGAAGCAGGCTGAGATGCGCGAGATGCAGAACAAGATAGACGCTCTGCGTGAAGAGAACAGCACCTTCAAATCTTCAGCCATGACTTCGCAGATTGTAGGTCAGGCTATAGCACCTATCAATGCCGTATTGACAGGTCTGCAGCAAGAAGTAGCAGGAATCAAGTGCAAATTGCCCGAGACAGCGACTGTTGCTTACAGCCCCTTTACAGCCGTTCCTAACTGTGTAGCAGCTCAGATGGGACTGTATGGTTTTAATGCCGTGAATGGTGCTAGCTTCTGGACTTAAAGAAAGGAGGACAAGACTATGATTTGGGGCTATCCTTTTTCATGGGTCAATAGAAGAGGTTCTGCAGCGATAGGCTCAACGAGTGTCAAGGTGAATACTGACAACGTGGTGTTTACCTTTAAGAACCACGCCTTCGTGAATGCCAACTACAGAGGAACGATTTTCGTCAATCTGCTACAGGCTATACCGACAGGTACAACGACCACGCTGCCAATCCTCTTTGAGACCAACGGCACGACACAGGCAGTTACCAAGTTCAACGGAGCAGCACTGACCGTTGCCGATGTAGCCGGAACTGGTGTATATCAGTTGTGGTTCGAGAGAGACACTAACACCCTTCAGTTGATGACGGGTATTGTATAACAAGTTAAAATTCGACTTCTATGTTTCAAGGACTAAGACCAAATAGCATATTTTATGTGCTTGACAAGTCGGGAGAACCGACACTGAAAATAGGGCAAGTGGTAAGCGTGAGCAATCCGCAACCCAAGTTTCCTTCGTATCAGCCTGGGCAGTTTAATCCGCAGCCAATGGAAACAACGGTAGATGTAAAGGTCAAGATGCCAGATGGTGAGGCGGAGTTTAAGCAATTGCCATCGAACGGACAGATTGCTAACTCGGGAGACCTCGTTGTATCTGAGAGCCGTGAGGCTATGAGCGCAGAGGTAGAAGCGATGTTCAGACACTCAAAGGAGGTGCTTGACAGTAAGGACTACCATGAGAAAGTGGTAAAGAACTGTGAGCAGATGTTGGGCATCCTCAATCCGCAGATAGCCAAGGAAAAGGCGCAGGAACAGAGGATAGGTAATCTTGAAGCCGATGTGAGCGGCATGAAAGGCACATTGTCTAATATAGAGACTATGCTGCAAAGAGCCTTGAACAAGAAGTCGAACGGAAACACTTAATACTGAACATTATGTATATGGTTGAGATAACAGAAAACAAGTTTGACGAGCTTGTGGAGAATGCCGAGAAGATGCTTAAATACGGCGGCAAGGTAATGTCCTGCATTGAAAGTTTGAAACATGGTGACGGTCGTATGGGCGAGCGTTCGCCTATGCCGGACTATCGAGACATGGGTCGTGACGAGCGAAGACGCTATGAGCGTGGCATGGACTACGACGATGAAGGACGTTACGGAGAGCGTTATGGTGGCGGCTACTATGGTGGCAGACGCTACTAAGTAATAACCGACAGGTAGGGAATACTGTTTCCTACCTGTATTAACAAGGAAAGACTATGGGAAAATGTAAAATGCCTTTAGATGTCTACGATTTGAAGCCAGAAGGAATGATAGCTTATCTCAGATATAACGGCTATCATTTCAACAAGAAGATGTGCGAGTGGGCGGTCGGTCGGATGCGCAAGGTTAACAAGGCGAGCGGTAAAGAAGAGCCGATTGAGCCTATAAGCAAGGACAAGGTAGAGGAAATGATGCAGACAAATGGACTGACTCTTGAAAACCTTGTCGGCTATGACCATGTGTATGTAGCAAACATGTGTAAGGCTGACTTTTGGGGCAAGTCCATAAAGGACGAAGCGAGCTTGGCGCAATATGTAAAGGACACAATAGACGATGTAGACCAAAAGGACGGTTTTGTGTTCAACCGCTTTTATGCTGATTGCTGCCACAATGGTATGCCTATTCCTTGGGAAGATTTGCTATGATAAAGCGTGAGATTCACTTGGTGCAGTATAAGTGGAGCGTTACGTGTTTCATCGGGTATACAGCCGACGATGCTGATGAGATATGCCATGCTTTAGAGGGTATAGGCTGTAATGGTCACTCTCTTGAAACGGCATACAGGCATCTATCATTGGCGAGCAATGAACGAGGGCTAACCTACTCTAATGTAGGAAAACGAGAGAGTGTTGTCGCAGTTGGCGCTTCTGACAACAAAGGGAGCTTGGTGAACACTATAGGACATGAGCTTCTTCATGTTGTAGCGCACATCTGCGATAATGACGGAATAGAAATGCAGAGCGAACATCCGTGCTATATCATGGGTGAGCTTTGTGAAAAAATATTCAATTCTTTATAACATAAACATAAAAAACCTATTGCATTATGACAGACTTATTTAACGAAGTTTATGCTTGCAAAAACGAACAGGCAAAGAACAATGTTATCGCTACTATTACAGCGATACTCGACGAACGTTTAAACGATGACGAAAAAACAGCCTTAAGGTCAACTATACGAAAGGCTATTGTGGGCAATCATTTTGATGCCTACAGCGCAAAGCAGCGTATTTCGCAGATGTATTATACAACGACTGACGGTTGTATTATACATGCACCTTTCGTATCGGAGCGTGAGTGTGCGGAACTGTACGAAGAATACAAACCGCAAATTAAAGGTTATAATCTATATGACTTTTCTGTAGTACTTAATAATATCATTGCCGATTATCACAATCTTCTTTTTTCGTGGTGGCGTAATGAAGATTGGTGTATAATGTTGTTGAAATTCTGCGAGATAACGGTAAATTGGCTAAATGATGATGACACGCCATTCAAGGGTGAGAAGGCATGGAAGGTGTTAGGTAACATATAGCATATGCAAAAGGAGAAGGCTTTATTGTGAAACCTTCTCCTTTGTTGTGTTTTATCGTACTGGAGTACAAGAGTTAGCTATATATTGACAACAAAATCAAGTTTAAAGCCTTTTGTTGCGCAATATGTGGGTTTTCCTATTTGTTGTGCAACTATCTTCCGAAACATCTCACTATCACCGTTGTTTGCAGAAATATGAATAAGAACAATAGCCTTTGTGTTGTGCGTGTTGCTTGCTTTAAGACAACAGATGCATCTTTCAAGGCTCATGTGTGTTGCTTTAGCTCGTATACCTACCTTGCGAGGAATGATACCATCCTTAATACTGTTTTCAACAAGCTCGTCGGTATGATTGCACTCGATAAATATGTAATCTATAGGGAAGTCAAACTTATATTTTATATGATGGGTGTCCGTAAGGAACAGCATTGTTCCCATTTCTTTATGAAAGATAATAAAACCACACGGTGCTTTCGTGTCGTGTTCCGTATCAAACGCTTTAACGACAAAATTACCGACCTTAAACTCTTTAAATAAAGGTATAGGACAGAAATGAAAAGTGTTCGGTTTTATATCGCATTCTTGAAGTGTTTCTTCTGTCGCATATACATTAAAGACTTTGGCGTAATTTTTTATAAAACCTGCATGGTCGCTATGACTATGAGTAACAAGACAGCCACTCACTTTGCCAACGTTGCCTTTTAAGGCTTCAACGGCATGCTTGTAATTTATGCCACATTCTATTATAAGTGCTTCTGACTTGTTTTGGATTACATATCCGTTACCAGAGCTACCGCTTCCTAAAGTTGTTATGTTCATTTTAATATATTTATATAATAAGGGAGTAAGAATATTCTCACTCCCCTACTCTGTTTTATTATTGAAGAAATGAAGCGTTATGACTGTTTAAACATGTCGGGCATTTCCTGCTTGCCCATTGGCTGTGGTTTGCTTGAAGAAGACGTAACTGTGGCGGCTTGACTTTGAGGTTTATTGGGGATAGTCTGTGTTTCTTCTGATGTTGTGCTACCTGTATTCAAGTTTAGAGACTGAGTATTAGCCTCTTTTTGTTCTTTTTCCTGAGCCTGTGTGAGCTTCTCCTCTGCGGAAAGCTGGTCTACGTTGTCTTCTGTAATTTCTGTATATTCGACATCTTCCAGTTCTTCTTTAACAGCGAGACCACAAGTGATTTCTGGACAATGTGCTGTCTGAAAACGAGTAGCGGCGCGGTAACGAAGCATCTGCTCAGGTTCAACTTTCCAGTTGCTACCATCTTTCTGATACCAACCTTTTTTCTTTGCGATATCGATGGTTATGGTAGACCCTTTTATAAGTTCACCCTGTTTGTCAATCGCATAAGCATAACACCCCCAGGTGTCTTTACCTTCTTCGCCAACAAATTCATATTTTAGCGGCGTGGCAAAAAGACCGCTTGCGTTGATGCATGCAATAAGGAACTTAGCCGAGAAAGATGGCATTCCGTAGACGATATATATATTCTGCATTAGCATGAGTGGATTCGTGTGCAATCTCTGAGCCATGTCTATTGCAATCATTGTGTTACCAATATTGCCCTGAAAGGTTTTAGGCACAATTGTCGAAGCCGACAAAATCTGCGCCATCTTATAACCTGTATTAAAACTTTCTTGGTTCGCAAACATATTAAGGGGTGTAGCTGTTGCTGTTGACTGAGTGACTGTAATACCTGTTTTGTTGTCCATAGTTGTATATTTTAAATTGTTTCTACTTTAAAAGGTTCGTTATATATGCATTGTAGATAAATAGTCTGTTGCGTTGACGGCAATGCGTGTTCTACAGATTCTTTGCGGTCTACGAAAAGAGGTACGTACATATCTTTCGCTTTGCTGATGCCGTTAATAATATCTATGCCCATATTAATAACGGTTCCATCGTTAGTATTGTTGTAATCAACACCATTTAATCCGACCGCTGTACATACGTCTTTTTCGTCATCATTCGTTATGTTCTGTTCGTAGAATTTCCAACGAATAAGAGAGAAAAGAGAATTAACCTTGCTCTCAACGACTGTTATCTTAGCCTTTTTGTATTCTTTTATCTGGCGGATTATTTCGTTACAATCCGCCACTATTTGAGCAAGTTCTCGAGAACGTTTGTCGAGTTTTGTTTTCTCTTTCTCTATACGTTCGTTAGTATCACGAGCAGACAAACGTTTTATCAAACCATCGCGTTTTTTTGTAAGCTCTTTCTTCTTGAGTTTATTTTCTTCTTGTGTTGTATTTGTAGCGATTACAGGCTTGGTTTTCATAAAAGCTTGCAGTGACGCATCTGCCTTTGCTTTTTCATTACTTGATTCCCAAGTTTCTGATTGTATCTCGGAACGCTTTTTGACAAGGGTATCATACGCTTCTTCGTTTGTTTTCAGAGTCTGCTTGTCACTTACGGATGTTACTTGTTCGTAAGTATTTACAAGTCCCTTGAGCACCGTTAGCTGTTCGTTCCTTTCTGCCGCTTTATTCTGAATATCCGACAATTGACTTGCCTTGTGAGTATTGAACTCATTAACGGCATTTTCATATTCTTGTTCTTTCATTGCGTCCGTATAAGGACGACCACAAACGGGACATACATCTGTTTGGGTAAAGTTAAATTCCTTTTCGTTAACATTTTTCCATTGTTGCATTAACTTATTAAACTCCACTGTCAATTCCGCCACTTTTGTCTTGTTTTGCACATAAGCATCAGAATGCTCTTTTTGTGACTTTCTTGTTTTTTGCAAAGTATCAGATGCGTCAGTAACATCCTTAAACGCATCATTTACTTTATTAAAATGTTCTTTTTGCCACTCCTCACGAATTTTGTTATAATTACTTGTTTCAAGAGATAATTTTTCTTCAAACTTCTGCTGTTCAGGAGTATTTGTTACAATTCCTTGTAGAGCAGCGTCAACAGAAACTATTTGTGCATCAACGTCTTTTATTTCGATTTCAATGGCATTAAAATCTTCATTCGTCTTCAATGCATCTTGTGCTTGTACTTTAGCTGGTATTGTTTGCAGTTCGTCATTAGCCTTCTTTCGTGTTGACTTCTGTTGTATAAGTAGTTCCGACAAATCTTTCTTTTCTACCATTACAGCATTGTACACAGCCGGATAATCATTCATTATTTCCGCTTCGTTGATTTCACCAGCTAAAGACATAAGTATTTTTCTGCGTTCGTCAACCTTATATGCCCAAAACAAATTGATATTAGAAAGTAAGAACCAATCGTCATAGTTACATAACGAGTTCAGTTTTTCCTTGAAAGCCGTAACGGAATACGGAACATCATCAACAAGACGAGCCTGTGTTGTGCCAAGAAACTTTTCTTCTACAGTATTCTCGGCTTTATAGCGTTCTGTCAAGCGACGTTCTATTTTAATGTCTCGCTCGTCATTGTAATTAATAACAAGCGTTACAGATGTTACTAATTTACGTGCTACATTGTTGTTCGCATCCAATGTTTGCACAGTCGTATCAGGGCGACTTGTCACACCGAATAGACACCACAGATAGGCATCGTATATTGTAGTTTTGCCTACTTCGTTTCCGCCACTAATAATTACATTGTGCGAAAAATCAATCGTTTTACTCCGTACTTTTTTAAAGTTTTGGAGGGTCATTGTTTTTAGTTCAATTTTCATTGTTGTAACATTTTTGACATTAAACTCTTCTTTTTCATTTCTCTGAGGAAATCTTGCATCGGTAAAGGCTGACCTTTTATACCGTGAGTTTGGCAATATTCACGCCATCCGTCAATACCTGTTTTACCATTTCGAACGGTTTCTTTCTCACGTTGTTTCCTTTGTTGTTCATATTCCTCTTGCACCTTGGCTCTTTTGTTTATTACTTCATTTTCAAAATTGCTTATTGCTTGTAAGAATATCTGACAATTGACCTTTTTTCCTGCGTACAACTTGCCAAATTTTCCTTTAATAAATTTCTCAAAGAAGAACGTAAGCTCTGGCAACGTCAGATAGTAATAATCGCTACGAATCTGTTTCGCAGTAACTATTATTTGGAAGTCCTCAACATCATCGAAAGCACCACAAAATCTTAAGACATCTATAAGCTGTCCTTTTATCCACTGAACTGTTACTTTGTCGTTAAGTTCCTTGTCGATTGAATACAAATCCCAATGGCTCGCTGTAACGGCTTCGTACAAAGAAGGTATTGTGTTCTCCCGTTGACTAATCAATGGGTATTTAGACAGAATTCTACTAAGATTTCTACTTAGAGTTAAAGATGTTTGCTGCTCTCGTTGCGAATTCGATAGCTGTACGGTTTGCAGATTCTTCATATTCATCTATTATTTCGTCTTCCCATCCACGTTGGTTCAAGTACGTAAACGGGTCTTTTTGATATCGCTTGACCGTGATAGAACGAACATAAGCTGGTGTAGCATTTATACAAGCCGTCCTATCCTTTTTAGATAGGCACAACCATCGTTTCAGACATTTCTCTCTTCCACGCTTTTTGTTGTACATGTTCCACCAACGCTCAAACTCCTCATTTATTTCGATGTCTGTTTGTGGAGGCGTAACCTCGTAACCATTCGCAATTAGCAAATCTATCGCTTGTTGTATCTCCTTTTCCATTTTTCTGCGATTTAGATGTATTCACCGCCCCAAAAACGTGTAATCTCAGAACCTAATATAACACGCTGCCCATTAGAACGTGTGAGACAATTAATAATATTACTCGATACGTATCTATATATTGTTGTGATACTAATATCTAGTTTTTGAGCTGCTTCCTTAAAGGTATATCGCCCCTTAGGTACAACATCGGGTTTTTCATTTGTCATTGATTTTCTCTTTGTTACGACGCAATATGCCATATATTGCAGCCTCGGTTGCGTACATGAAATCATCCTTTGTCTTCCGCACAGCCTCTGATTTCTTAAAGCCTTGCCGTAAATAAGCATCTACCTTATCGCAGATTGCTCGCTCTTTGGATTTTTGTCCTATTACCATTATTTAACTATACATTTATATATAAATTAATATATTATTAATACCTTTGTTGTGTGAAGTAATATATGATTTTTCACACCACAAAGTTAATAATAATTTTTTAGTTACACTAATTTTCTATTAGTATTTTAATACAAATTAATATATTATGAGTTTGCTTAAGGATAGAGCGCAGAGTGCAGCGAGACATTACAAAATGTCTTTGGTCAGATGGCAAGAAACACTAGGATTGAGTGCAGGACATTTCTACAACACGACAACCATTTCACGCAAAGTTGCGAAAGTTATAGAAGACCTGTACCCTGAAATAAACGTAGATTGGCTTGCCACAGGTAAAGGGGAAATGTTACGAGATAAAGAGAATTGTGTCAATATAGACAATTACCTCGTGCCGTTGTTACCCATAGCAGCGCAGGGGGGAGCTCCAGATAACTTTGAAAGTCAGGTAGAGAATTATGAATGCGAAAAAATCATTTGCCCGGTTCGAGATGTTAGTCTTGCAATAACGGTAAACGGAGACAGCATGTCGCCAGAATATCCGAATGGCTCTAAAGTATTCGTTCAGCGTGTCAACGAACAATCATTCATAGAATGGGGTTGCACTTATGTGTTGGACACGGAAAACGGAGCGATTGTAAAAAATGTCTTGCCCGTCAAAGACGATGACACAAAAATCATATGCCGTTCTGTTAATCCGAACTTTGCGGACTTTATAGTGAATACATCAGAGGTCAGAGGTTGGTATAGGGTACGCTGCTGTATTACCGTTAAGTAGCTTTCTAAACAGCAAAACGTGCAAAAAACGTGCAAGGCATAAAAAAGAGTATTTGTAATACACTGATATTTAACGTAAAAAGAAATTATATGCAGTTATTTCTTAAATAAGAGCATACAAAAGAAAGAAACATTGTAATATCGCTAAAAAAAGCTATCTTTGCGATAGTATTTACTTATGAACGATTGTCAAACCAACGCAATTATGCACATTCTTTATCTCAAAACGTGCAAAAAGCGTGCAAACAAATAAAGGAGATACATTTTATGATTAAGGTTTCAATAAAGTTGGATAAACGAAGAAAATTGAAAAATGGCAAGTACCCGTTGAAATATAAAATTGCCCGGAAGGACAGTGCTGTATACATACCTACTGGGTATGAATTAAAAGCTGAAGAATGGGATGAAAGCAACGAGAAAGTCAAAAATCACACAGACAGGCGTATTATTAATATTAAATTAGGCAAACAGATAGCTTTGCTTAACGACAAGATTATGGAGTTACAAAATGAAGGAAAGCTTCGTTTTTACTCCAACAAGAAACTCGTACAATATTTAACCAATCAAGAATCAGAAGAAGAAAACATCCAAAAATTGCTGAAAACGCAATACGAAGATTTCATTGCTACCAAAAGTAACGAAACTACTATAAATCTCTATAGAATTACAATGAATAGAATCAAAGAGTACTGTGATTTTGACAGTCTTAGTATTGAAGAAATAGATATTGATTGGTTGAATGGATATGTTGAAAAATTAAGGAAAGAACACAACCGCACAAACTCTATAGCAATACATCTTAGGTGTATAAGAGCGGTATTGAATTTTGCCCGTAAAAGAGGTGTTACGAAAGAGTATGTTTTCAGTATGTATCGCATTAAGACAGAAGAGACAGTGAAGAGGTCTTTGACTGTTGAACAGTTGCGCACTTTATATCACGCCAAATTAACAAAAATCAGAAGTAAGCATAGAGATGTGTTTTTTCTTATGTTTTTCCTTATGGGTATTAATATGATAGACCTTTCGCGATTGACAAAGATAGAAAACGGAAGAGTTACATACCGAAGAGCTAAGACAGGAACTTTGTATGATATAAGAGTAGAGCCTGAAGCAATGTCCATTATTGAAAGATATAGAGGCAAAGAGCATTTACTGAAGGTCTTCGACAATATCGTATCTTACAGGTATTACGAAGTCGCACTTAACGATAACTTAACCAAAATCTGTGCAGATATAGGGTTACCTAACATAAGTTCTTATTGGGCAAGACATACATTTGCAACAATAGCCTATGAAATAGGAATACCAACAGATACTATTGCTGATTGCTTAGGGCACAAATCAGCACATCGTATCACGGAAATATATATAAAGAAAGATTTAAACAAGGTTGATGAAGCTAATCGTAAAGTAATAGATTATGTCTTATATAATATAAAATAAGGTGTGTTAGTCCACACCTTATTTTATTAGTTATACTAAATACTTTTGAGTAAGTTCATGTTTAGTTATGATATTGCTTACTCCTCTCGTTTGCTCTCGATAATTTGCAATGTCGCGTATTCTTGCACGCGCTGTTCTTGTGCATTTGTTCTTGACGGCATTGATAAGACGTTCAAATAAACCCAGTTCTATTATATCCATGTTTTAAAATTCTTTATGATTGTTGTTAAATCCAAATTACACATTCAGGATGCTTCCTTACATGCTTTTTCTGTTTATGCCTTTCGTGAGTCCACCATCTGACAATAGAACCACGATGCCAGTACTTACCATGCCCTTCCTCTTTCATGCCGAGAAGAACGCCTTCGCGACTGAGACCATAAGGGCGGTAGGCTTTAACGAATTTCTTCAGAATGCGGTGCTTCATAAGGCTATTCGGTTTTGAGTTTAAATTTCTCCTGCCATTCCTTATCGTGGATGGAGCCTACCACCTCGCAGTATTGTAAGGTTCTTTGCTTTATGGTGTCGCAGATGCCATCGGATATGCCGCGCACGGACGACTTGGGGTTCTTGACGGCCATGATGTAGAAAGATGCTTCTTTTTCGTCCCAGCCTATTGTGCCGTAATAATTGTCATACTCATTGGCTTCGATACAACTGAACGGATATTTATCAGACCGTAGTACATCGCCCTCGTATATCTCTTTACCGTTATTGTCCTTGAAGCCAGTGAACTGTCCAACAGTCTCGGGATTTACTTCATACCCACCAACCTTAGTGCGAGGTACTAAGCCAGTTGTTGTGACCCTTTGATTGTGAACTAAGTCACCGTATCTCCAAGCGTCCGTGAAGACATCTTTGCCACGAAATTTGATTGTTCTCATTGTTTATTCCTCCTTTATGCCAAAGGGCGTGCCGTCGGCGAATGTGCAAGTTTTTAATGTTGCATTGAAATCGTCACCTTTATTTGCATGCCAAATTTGTTCATACCCCTCGTCTGTTTTAACCCACCCGAACGGTTGATGCTTGAGCATTTCTTGCCAGCACTCTTCAGCATTGGCGAAAGGGCGATACTTGGGTTCTGGCTTGATGCGATAGTCGCATGTATGAGGATTGAATGCAGGAAGGACTGTTTCTTGCCACTCTACATCGTACCTACCTTTTGGCCGTTTCTCTATCTTTTTACCGTCAACATATCCCTGTATAATAGGCAGAAGGTCTTTCGCTTGTTGTCTGTTCATAATAAAAATATGTACTTTAAATTTATATACTATTTTATAGTAACCTAAATTAGATTCTATTTAAACTTCATTAACTTTGTTACTGTTTATATAATCATATAAATGATTAACTTTGTAGCGCAAATTAGAATCGAGGTTAACAACCTCTGGCGAAACAGCCAAGAAAAAAGTCCTTCCAGCCCTCCAGCTCTAAGACATTTCCCCCAGTCCTGTGCTGGGGTTTTTCTTTGTATGGTGGCTCCATGCAAAGTACTCCAAGCAATTTCGCTGAAGAGTATAAATGCCAGAAAGGAGGTTGTTGCCTCATGAAAGATTCTAATTTGCAAGAAAGTAACATGAAGGAAGTGTTTTGCCGATACATTCGCAAGGCAGGTAAGATTATCTACCCTAAGAATGGCAAGTACTTCCATTACGCTATGTAACAGCGTAAGTATTACGCTTGTTCTTTCGGGGATGTGTTCCAGGAGACACATCCTTTTCCTTTGCTCATTGTTCTTCCTCCAATTCTTTTTGAATATTATCTAACCACATAAGAACATCCTCAATACCAACAGTAGTAAGATTTAACTCTTTATATCTATTTAGTTGATTTTTCTTATTAATAATTATATTAATTGCTGTTATCCTACACATTATAAACCCTCCGATTTCTTCTACATAAATCTTTTTGGATGTCTTTTATAGCAGCTCTTGCTATTTGCAATGCTTCTTTCAGAGTTGCTACATCATGCTTTCTTGCTGCGAAACCATTAATCATTGTTTCTTTGTTGCATTGTGATATATTAATGTCCATATTCTTATTGTTTTATCTCTCCCTGCTGCCAGGGAGAGGAATGATTACTCTGTTACACCGTAAACTTCGGGCAACTTGCGAATTATATCACCTCCGTAGCTGTCCTTTGTCAACTTGACAAACTTACGAACTGTAGTGCTACCATCGAGGCTGATGCCTTTGTCTTCACAGAAGCTCTCACGTCCCATTCGGCATGAACCTGTAAGCACATGATGATAAGCGAAGAGGTCACGATTTGGATAAGGCGTGTCATACTCGGGGAATTTCTTACGGAATGCCTCGATGCGCTCTTCTTCGGTGCTGCCGTCATATAGCTTCTCTTGCAGGGAAGAAAAAGCGTCATGTAGGGTGCTGCCGTGGGCGAACTTATTCTGCTCCTTGACAATATAGCATGGCTTCTGAGTCAAATCACTTTGCAAGATATAACCCTGTGCAATGTTGCCACGAACGGACTTGATGATTGTCGGCACATCGTCTACCATATAAACAGTATTGCCGTTTATTTCTTTTACGCCAGAGCCATCGCCATAGCCAGAGCCAGAGCCAGAGC